AGATAGAGTTGCTAAAATACATTTTCAAATGATACAACAGATAGAAAATGGCTAGACTAATAGAAAACAAAAAGAAGCAATCTAGAATTAAAAGACCATTAGTTCACGCTAAATCAAAGACTTCTAATTTAAAAACATCTAAGAACTATAAAAAGAAATATAAGGGTCAGGGAAGATAAAAGTCGAAAATAAATCATATATTTGTTACTATGCTAACTTTAGAAGATCTTCAAGCACAAATAGATGAATCGTTATCAATTAACTCTATAGAGTCTTCGTATTCATTTGACTTTTACACAGATTTAATTAATCAACAAAGATCGTTGTGGTTAAGAAACGAATATAATAAAAATCGTAGAATAGACCCATACGTATTACAAAATCTTAATTGTTTAGAATTAGAACTAGTTAATCCTATAGATTGCTGTATTACTGTACCAGATGCGTGTAAAATTCTTAGGACTAAAAAACAAATTCCTAATACAATAGAATTATACTTTAAAAAAGGTATAGCAGCTGTAGGTCCTGCAGATATAACTAAACCTAGGTTTATAGTAATAGATTATTCTAGAGTTCCTTTTATAGGCCACGGACGAACTACACAAAAAGCTATTTATACATTTTTGTATGATGAGTATATGTATGTAATTAGCAAAAATTCTGCTGTTAAAAATATTAAATACATTACTCTTAGAGGAATATTTGAAGATCCTACAAGTTTACTTAATTATGTAGATTGTGTAGATGGTACTACATGTTGGAGTTCTAAAAAACCATATCCAATTAACCAATGGATGTGGACATATATTAAACCAATTATTTTACAAGAATTAATGCAAAAAGGTGCAAATGTTTTTGACGACATGAACGACGCACAAGATGCTAGATCACAAGGAATGCGAGCAGCACCAGCGCCTCAACAGCAACAACAAGCTCAACAATAATGATACGAGGAGCAGGTAAAATAAATGGAAATGTAAAAAAAAATGACTTTTATAAGTATTATAAAGAAAACGCTAAAGAAGAAATAATTAGTAAACCTTTATATAATGCTTTTGTAAAAGAATTACTTACTGTTTTTAGTAAAGCTATTGTGCAAACAGGTTTAGAATTAAAAATAAATAAAGTAGGTAAATTAAGAATAAGAAGTAAAAAATTAAACTTCTTTGATAAAAACGGTAAACGGTCTAAAAGTTTAAAAGTAGATTGGAAAACTACTTGGGATTTTTGGAAAGCTAAACATCCTAATTTATCTAAAGAAGAAATAATTAATTTAAAGGATAAAAAAGTTATATATCATCAAAATGATCATACTAGCGGTGAGTTTTATGAACATTATTGGGATAAATTAACTAATGTTTTAAAGTATAAAAGTTTTTATGTCTTTAAACCGTCTAGGCAATATTCAAGATTAATTGCTCAAGTCGTTAAAGACCCAAACAGAAAAGTTTTTTATTATGGATAAAATGGAAATGCCAATGGATGATTCAGCAGGATCATCTACAGAAGTAGAAACAACAGTAAGAATCAACCGTAAAGAATTTGAAGACGGTGGATACGAAGAAGTCCGTGTTGAAGAAGTTGATGGAGGTTTTATTAAAACCGTATGTACTCGTAAAAAAGTTGACGGAGAATGGACTTATAAAGATGAAAAATCTGTATCAACAGAAGATCCTCTTAGAGATAATTCTTCAGAAGGAATTGCAGGTAGATTAGAAAAAGTGCTTAAAAACTTAGGATAATGTTTGCTGGTAAGACTGTTTCATATAAAGGAATTCTAGACAAAGTAATCAGAGATTTCGGATTTAATTACGATATTCATGAAGAAGAAGGTTTAGAATGGTTAGCTGAATTTATGGCTCATACTAATTCGCCAATGACTTTAGCTAATAATATTGCTTATATTAAAATATGCGACGGTCGAGGTGAATTACCATTTGATCTTCATAAGATTGGGCAAGTGTCTGCTTTAACAGGAGTAAAAAGTTGTGAAGAAGCAGAATGCGGTAATGGCCGTATGTTTCCTATGCGATGGGCAACAGATTATTTCCATAAAAGATATCACATAGATGAAAGAGATTATACATCTAGTTCAGCACAAACTTATACTGTTGAAGGCAATTTTATATTTACTTCTTTTAATAGCGGTTTTATAGCAATGAGTTATAATGCCATTCCTACAGATAAAGACGGATATCCTACTGTGCCTGCAGAACAACAATGGTTAGAAGCAGCTTCTCATTATATAGCATTAAAAATAGCTAAAAAATTATGGATGCAAGGCCATCTTCGTCCTGATGTTTATCAGGTTATAGAACGAGATAGAGATTGGTATTTTGCACAAGCAGTAAATCATTCTAAGCAATGGAACGGAGTCGATGAAGCAGAGAGTATGCAAAATGCTACTCTTAGAACTATTCCTGATGTACAGGCGCACGCAAGTTTCTTTGCTAACATGCAATTACCTGAACAACGTAACTTTAGAACAAAATCAGGAGCACATAGTAACACGAGTATTTCTATAGTAAGTGCTTCAACACAAGGACCTAATCCTGCAACATCTTAAATTTAATTTATGAAAGGCCATATCAATACATATACTGGATTAAATAAAGATGTAGCTTTTGATTCTATTAAACCTAATTTTTACATCGATGCTTTAGATATAAGAATTACTACTACTGTTGGAGAATCTCAAGGAGCTTTTTCTAATATGAAAGGAAATAAGCTTTCCTTTGTTATACCTAAACAAGGTTCTTTTAATAGTGTTACTTGGAATGCTACAGGAATTCCTGAAGTTATTGGTTATGGAACAATTCGAGAAACTATTATTTTATATGTAGCAGATGATTCAGGGAATAACGGTTGGATATATCAAATTAATTATGATCCTGCAACTAAAATACCTTCTGCTCCAATATTATTATATTTTAATTCAAGTTTAAATTTTAAAAAAGAATTTCCTATCGAATCTATGGGTAGGTTTGAAAATGAACAAATTCAAAGAATTTATTGGACAGATTATAATAATTTTTTTAGAAGTTTAAATATAAAAAATGTTGATTTAGCTATTATAACTCCAGGACAATTAGACATATTTACAGATATAGATTTTAAGATGCCTTTATTAACTGGTGTTACAGGGGGAGGCGCTTTAACAGCAGGACAATACCAAATAGCTTATAGATTAATAACTGCTGATGGAAAAGAAACATTAATTTCTCCGCCAAGTAATATGATTCCTGTATACAGTAGTTCAATATCAGGAACTTACACAGCAATATATGGAAATCCTGAAAGTAATAATACAGGAAAAAGTTTAGTCTTTATAATAGATACTTCTGATTATTCTGAATATCAAGAAATAGAATTTTTGTCTTTATACTACGAAACTGCTACTAGTTTGCCTATTGCTAGGTCAATAGAAAAAAGAACAATAAATAGTGGACCAGGTAGTGTAGAAGAATTTACTTATACAGGAGATGAAGGAAATATTTTTGATATAGAGTTATTTGATTTTACTAGCAAAAATTTTGCTTTTAAAACTTTTAAAACATTTACTCAAAAAGATAATTATTTAGTAGGATCTAATATAAAATCTTCTACTATATCTGTAGAAGATCTTTTAGAAGGAGGAAGTTTTGATGCTAGAACTTATAGATATAATCCTGCAGGAAATACGCCTTTTCCTCTTGTAGGAGAAAATAATAAATTAAATAATGCTTTTAATGCTGAGTTTAATAAAGACAAACATTGGGATGTAAATTGGCACACTAACGAACAATTTAAATATAAATCAGATCTTGTAACTTTAGGAGGAGATGGTCCTAACATTTCTTATACTTTTCATTTAGAGCCTAAAAGTATTGACGCAGATGTACAAGCAAGTTTTCACAATCAAGGAGGGCCTTTTTATCAAAGTTTTGATATTCATGATTTAGATGACGGATATGGAATAAGAGCTAACACTGGCTTTCCTGACAACACTTCTCCATTTATTACAGGTTTATTAAAAGGTTACAAAAGAGGAGAAAGTTATAGATTTGGAATTATATTTTATACATTAAAAGGAGAAGCTACTTATGTAGAGTATATTGGAGATATAAAATTTCCTGATATATCAGAAAAAGATTCTAGCAATAACGCTAGTAAAAGCCCTTATTTTCCTCTTGCTATAAATGGTCCTGAATACGATGCTGCTTTAGGTTCTAATTTAACTATTGGATTTGATTTAGGAATTAAGTTTACTATAGATTTTAATAGCTGTCCAAATTTATTAAAAAATATTTCAGGGTTTCAAATAGTAAGAACCGCAAGAACTATTTCTGATAAAAGAAGACTTTGTAGTGGTTTTTTAAGACCTTGTTTTTTTAATCAAGTATTAGGAAGTGGAGGTGCTAATAATCCTTTTGATTTTACAGTAAATGGTAGTGACAATGTAGTACATCTTTTTCAAGGGACAGGAGCTACAGGATTCAGTAATAATTTTACGTTTAGTTTACGTTGTTACATGGATGAACAAGATTTAAATACAGAACCTACTAAACGATTTCATAACACTGATGGGCATAAAATTAGAGCTCAACATTTAGCGTTTTTTTCTCCAGAATTAACTTATAATTTTACAGGAATTAGAGACGTAATAACTGAAATAGGTAATAACCCTGCTTTCTTAATGACTGGAGTTTATTATACTGACGGAGATAAATTTGAAGTAGACCAAACTACCCATAATCTTAATAACTTATTTGATGGAACAGAAGCTGAAGGAAACGGATTTTTGATGGATAGAAATATGAAATTTAGATCAACTCATCCTGTTACTTTTAATAGTATAGAAAATATTAAAAGAATAAAAGGCAATGAAGCTTTTGATATGAGAGATTCTAAACCAGTTACTATAGGAAATTCAACTACATTTTTAGGACAATCTGATAATGCTCCTGTTGGTAATGTTAATATGTATGGCCCTAGTTTTGGTAGAAATTTTTATGCTTATACTCCTGCTACAACCGCACTTAACAATTTAAACAATCCTAATAATGGTGGTGAAGGTGCTAATCCTAAAACTCTTGTTAATATGTCATTTATTGCAAGAGGAGGATCAAATACTTTAAACTTAACAGATAAATATACTACAGACCCTTTAACAGGATTTGCAATAAACCCTACTAATGCTTCTCCTGCAGATTATTTTTTAATAAATGGTTTAACTACATATACTCCTGCTGCAGGAAATGAGTATCGACAAATTCAACCTTTTGAGTTAACAGGTGCTCCTGGTGTAAATAATATTATAGAAAGTAAAGCACATGCTATATCAGATTTGCTTATTCCTAAAATAGAAACATATGGTGGGTATAATTTAAATGCCTTAGAAAATAATAATTTTATAATGGCTGGGCCAAATATTGAAACAACTTTTGGAAATAATGTTTATACTCCTGAAATTTTTGGAGGAGATGTTTTTGTAAGTATGTCAGACGTTCAGGATTCTCAAGTAGAATTAAATCAATCATATTATAATGTTAATAATAATTCTTATTTAGGAACTGGTGCAAGAAATACATTTTTTCCTATAGAAAGTGCAATAAATACTGATTTAGATTTTGGAGCAAGAATAAGTAGAGGTGTAAAAAAAGCAGTATTAGGACAAGAAGAAGGATATTATAGACAAGAAGATGATAATACTAGTAGTAACTTTGGGCAGCTTTTTCCTGGAGAAACTCAGTATAGACAATTTGGTTATAATGAAGTATACTCTAAAGAAAACACATTTAATTTATTTTTTATTAAACCAGAAAATTTATTAGCAACTTCTTTAACAAATGATGTAAGAGGATATCTTTCTAATGTAAAAGTAAACGGAGAATTAATTGATTCTTGGACAAAATTTCCTTTAGAAGCTTATTATGATGTAGACGATCATGGTCCTATAAATAAAATTATAAATTTTAAAAATAATGTTTTATTTTTTCAAGATCAAGCTGTAGGAGTTTATAGTATTAATAGAGAAGCTATTACTACAACAGATGATGGAGTACCTACTCAATTAGGTACGTCTCAAGGTTGGGGAAAGCATCAATATTATAGTAAAGAAGCAGGTAGCATACATCAATGGGCAATAGCTACTACTAATAGCGCTGTTTATTTTTTTGACGCTATTCATAGAAAAATACATCAAATAGGAGGTGCTCAAGGAGGAGGAATAACTTCGTTGTCAGAATTAAAAGGAATACATTCTTATTTACAATTTTTAGGAAATGATGTATTTACTAGAAAAGAAGACGGAGGCGATAATCCAATTAAAAAATTAGGAGCTCATATTGGAGTTGACGAAATTAATGATGAAATTATTTTTACTTTTTTATCTAAAAATACAGGAGAAAAAGGAAAATATGAAAGTTTAATTTTTGATGAATTAGCTGGTCAATTTTCTACAAGATTTAGTTGTACTCCACCTATTTGGATTAATAATGGAAATACTTTACTAAGCTCTCGCGTAGATGCAGAAGATATACAAAGTATGTATACTCATAATATAGGAGATTGGGGAAATTTTTATGAAATAGTTAAATCTTGTGAACTAACATTAGTTATTAATCCTGAAGCAGATATAAATAAAGTTCTTAGATTTTTAGAATTTAATAGTATTGTTAGAGACGACGACAAAATAATAGATAGAACTAAAACTATTACAGGATTTAAAATTAGCACAGAAACACAAATTAGTGATAGTATATACAAAACTACTCCAGACTCATTAACCAGAATAAAAAGACGATTCGATAAATGGAGAATTAAACTTCCTAGAGATAAAGATTCTAAAGGCCGCTTTAGGTCTACGCATTTTTTATTAACTTTATATTTCGACAATACTTATAATAAAGAATTAATCATGAATAGATTAGTTTCTTTTTATGATTTACAAACATTTTAGATTATGGCGTCATCTCTTTTAAATAAACTAAAGCTTATAGCAGGAGAATCTATTGATACAACAGATCCTACAGATCCTGATAATCCTTATAAATATATAGATAAATATATAAAAGAATATAATATTACAAATCCATATATTATAAATGCTATAAAAGGAGTAATTTCTTCTGAAGGAGGAATTAAAGGAAAACCAGAAGCTTCTTATGCAAATACTGATGCTGCATATATTAAAAAGATTTTTGGAGCAAGAGCTGCAAAATATACGCTCGAAGAAATAGATGTTATAAAAAAAGACCCTGTTAAATTTTATGACATGATATATGGTCCAGAAGCTCAAGATTATTTTATAAATGTTCAAGGTTGGAATCCTGGAAATGATCAGCCTGGAGATGGATATAAATATAGAGGCAGAGGATTAAATCAACTTACTTTTAAATCTCAATATAAACAAATATCTGATCAATTAAAAAAGAAAGGCTATAATATTGATTTAGTAAAAAATCCTGAATTATTAGACACAGATCCTGACATACAGGCTTTAGTAGCAATACAGTTTATGACAAATAGACTAAATAAACTTTCTAATTCTAATTCTAATCTATACAAGAAAAAAAGAGAACAATATAATGTTGATAATTGGAGAGATATTAATGATCAAAAAACAGCTAGTTTAGTTTTAGCTAATGTTCAATCTGGTTTTGGAAAAACTCCTCGTAAAGAATATCAAGAAAATGTTTATAATGCTTCTTTAAAATTTATTCCAGTACAACCTACAGAAGATTCTAGAGCAGATTTAGTTGCAGAAAGTCCTAAAAAACCTTCTTTTACTATTAGTCCTATTGAAGAAGAAGAACTTATACTTAATCCTTTTACAGGAGAAAAAAAAGCAGAAAGTGATCCTATTTTAGACGATATTAAGTATAATCCTAGAATACCTAAAATGATAGGAAATACTGAAGAAGATATTAATAATTATTTAGCAAATAAAAAAAATGTTGAAGATATTGCTTTAGCACAATTAGCTGAAGAAGAAGAAAAAAATTATCAATCTTCTACAGATAATTATGAAAAACTTGCTGCTGCAAACGCTGCTAATGAACAAATATTTCCTGAAGTAAAAGTAGTTGCAAAAAAACCTAAAAATAAAGAAGATGAAATTATTCCTTTACAAAAACCTGTAGAAGAAGAAAAAATAATAGATATGGAATATTTAAACAATATTCCTGATGTTAATTCTTTTATTTCTCCTGGATCATTTACTAATGAGTCTAGATCTAAAGAAGAACTTAAACAAGCTGCAGAAGCTGAAAACTTTATAATGTCTCCTTTAAAAAAGAATGCTGGTTCAGGATACTTTGGATCAGGACAATCTTTATTTTATCCTTCTACTAGACAACAAAAAAATGGAGGAGCAATGGCTCCTATAATTCCTACTTATTATAAGTCCAAAGGAACTCCTATTTATAGAGATACTACTGCTTTACCTTTTAAAACAGGAGGATATACAGTAACTCGTTCTAATGAAAGAAAAGGAAAAACTCATAAAGTAGTAAGAAATTCTGACGGTAAAACAGAATATTATGGTTATCCAGGAATGGGAGAAAAAGGAAATTCTAAATTAGGTAAAAAAGCATTTCGTAGTAGACATGCTAAAAATTTAAAAAATAATCCATTCTTTAGAGCGTATGCTAATGCTACTTGGAAATATGGAGGTAGTACAAATAAAAAATATTTTGATAATGGAGGTTCAGAAGACAAAATTTCTAAACCTACTAATCCTATAAATACAAGTAAAGGATTATTTAGCATGTTAGGAGATATTGCTAGATACGATGCAGCTAGAAAAATGTCAAAGACAGAGCTTCCTGAAAAAGAAGAAGGCATGACTAATTACGATTATTTTAATAGTCTTAATAAAAAACAACTAGCTTCTATACCTTATAAAGAGCAAATGAATAGAAGAGATGTAGAAGCTGAAAATTATCATGTCAATCAAGTTAAAGACAATATGTTAAAGATTGCTAGCAACTTAGACGAAATGAGCCCGCAAGAAGATTATGAGTATTTAGGAGTTCCTTGGATGGGACAGCAAAATATTAAAGAAACTAAAACAGTAACAAATCCTGAAACTGGAGAAGAATTTCAAACTAATATAGTAGATGACAGTTCTTCTTGGTTTCATAAGCTAATAGATACTGAAGTTGAAAACTATTACAAAGACAAATTTTATGTTCCTACATATCAAACTGAAAGTGGAAGGCCTATTGCCGAGCCTTATACTTGTATAGGAGCTTATTGTGCTATAGGAAAAAAAGCTGGTGCAAGATTTGCAAAAGATAATAAATACGGTAAAGCAGGAGAATCTTGGGAAGTTTTAACAGGAAACCATTTAGTAGATGATATACAAACCGAAATGGGTTTATATGCAAAAGATCCAGAAGATGTAGAAGCAGGAGATGCTGTTAGGCAAGGTCATAAAGATGGATCTAGAACATATCATACTATGCTTATAACAGGAAAACCTAATGAATATGGTACGTATCCTACAACTTACGGCAGCGGTTGGGCACGTGGAGTAGGACAATTATCGGAAGCTGGCCCGTGGGCTAATATAGATTGGGCAAAATACAATAATGATTTAATTGTAGGATATGAAGGAAGATTGCCTGCAATGAAAGAAAATTTAAGTAAAGCTCAAAGTTTAAATGCTAGGTATCAAGCATATTTGGATCAAAAAGCAATTGCTAAAATGCCTCTAAAAAAAGCAGAATTAATAAGAACAGGTCCTGTTAAAATGCCTTTTATTCCAAGAAAAGAATATCCTAACACGAGAAGAGGTAGAAAACAAGAACAACAAGATAATGCATATATAGAAGCTTATATGGCTAGGATGCAAAAAAAATAAATTAACTTTATAAAAAGTATTAAGATGAAAAAGTATATGAGTTATGGCGGAAAAAAATTTGCAGCTGGCGGAGCTATGCCTATGGAACAATTGACCGAATTTAATGAAGGAGGCCGTCATGAAGAAAATAGTTTAGGAGGAATTCCGCAAGGAATGAATCCTGAAGGGCAAATGAATTTAGTAGAAGAAGGAGAAACTAAATTTGATGCTGAGAATTATATTTTTTCTGATACTTTAAAAGTAGATAAAGAATTAGCAGAAGCTTTTAATCTTAATCCTAAAACAATAGGTAAAACTTTTGCAGATGCAAGTAAGATAGTAGGTCGTAAAAAATCTAAACGTGAAGGAGATGCTATAGAAGAAGCGGCTAACAACGCAGATTTAGAAAATCTTATGGAAGCACAAGAAGCTTTTAAACAAGCAAGGATAGAAGAAAAGTTACAAGAGATTGCCGAGTTAGATCCTGATGCTCTTCCTGCTTTAATGGGACAAGGACAAGATCCTAATATGATGCAAGACCCAGCAATGGGAGGCCAAATGCAAGAAGCTCCTATGGATGAACAAGCTATGATGGAACAGCAACAAAATATGATGATGGGTCAACAAGAAGGTATGATGAAAGCGGGAGGTGATTTAGATAAAATATTAGGAGACGATGATTTAAATAGTGATTTAATCAATAAGTCTAATATGCAATTTGAAATGCCTAAAGAAGGATTGTCTAAACCAAAATCTGAGTGGTTTTACATGACTCCAGAAGAAGCTCGAAGATTTCAAAAACAACAAGAAGAATATTCAAGGCAAAAAATGATAAAGGCAGGGCGGAATAATATGTCTTCTCCGTATTATACACCTGAAGGAGTTTACGGAGATGGTTATAAATCAGGTGGTAAGCTTCCTAAAGAAGTTTTAAGAGCCAGAGTAGAATCTCACATGTCTCCTGCTGAAGCAGATGCTTATGTAAAAAATTATAGTAGCGGAGGTAAAATGCCTAAATCAGTATTGTTGTCTAGAGCAAAATCTCATATGTCAGATGAAGCTGCAAAAAAATATGTAAAAAATTATGCAAAAGGAGGTAAGATGGATTTTAAACCTCATATGATGTATAAAGACGGTCAAGGAGTTTTTGCAGATACTTATAAACAACATTTAAATTTAAAAAATTTAGGTTATGGCCATACTATGGGTACTGGCGGTTATACTACTCGTTCATATAATCCAGGAGGACCTTTAAATGAAGAAAGACCTGTATATGGTCCTATAACTGAAGAAAGAAACGAACTACTAAATGATTATGAAAGGCTTAAAAAAAAGACTTATGAATCTGATTTAGCAGCTAACCCAGAAAAGTTGGTAACAATGGAACCAATAAAAGGAGAAAATTTTTCATTAGAAGATTATATAAGACTACAAAACATGGTTGGACCTTATTTATATGGTAATCCTGATATAGAACCTCCAGAAGCTGAAAAGTTAGGTGGATATTTAGGAGATGGAAAAGGTTCTTTTGAAGCAGGTGGCTATATGAAACGTTCATATAATCCAGGTGGTTTTATGGCAGCTAATCCAGGAATGGCTGATCCTTGTCCATGTGGTACTCCAAACTGTCCTCCATGTAATCCTGCTCCAAGTCCTACAAAAATGACTACAACTAAAGTAGATAGAGATACAGACATTAGTAGTACAGGAGGATTAGATGCTATAAAATTTGATTCTGATTTAACTTTTGGAGAAACAGATTCTGAAATGCAAGCTTTGGAACAAGATCTTAGACAAAATATGTTAAGCAATAAAGGAGCTTATATTAGTACTCCTCCTCCTGCAAATCTTGGAGGATCAGGGAGAGTAGATGACGTTCCTGGAGAAAAAGTACCTAAAGGAAAAATTCCACAGTTTTTTCAAAACTTAAAAGATAATCATATAGAAAGACGAGAAAATATAAAAGCTTTTAGACAAAAACCAAATACAGCAGGTCGTAGGTATACACATTTCAATAGAGCTCTTAATTTGTTTAGACCAAAAAACAATAGAATAAGAAATAGGGGTAATCAATATTTTGCTGTAAAACATCCTAGAGCAAAACAAGATGCACAAGGAAATAATCTTAGAGCTTTAAGTAATCTCTATTTAGGAGTAAAAGATAAGGGTGAATGGGTAGGTAGATTTGGTGAAGGAAAAATGCGTGGACTAGAATTTGGAGGCGATTTAATGCAGCCTGCAAATGAAATGCGTAGAGGAGGAAAAATGTGTTATGGATGTGGAGGTGCTATGCACAACTACGGAGGTCGCTTAATGACTAATTATAGAGAAGACGAAGAATTTGATTTAGGAGGAAAAATTGCAAGAGGATTAGGTACAGCAATGAAAACAGCTGGAAATCTTATTCCTATTCCAGGATTAAATACTGCTGTTGCTATGGGGGGCGCTGCTTTAGAAAATGTAGGTACAGGAGCAGATGCAAAAGAAGTTCTTAAAGATACTGCTCTTGCAGCATTACCTGGTGTTGCAGGAGGTTTAGTTAGTGGTTTAGAATTACCTGCATCAGTAAAAGAAAAAGCAGTAAAAGGCGCTAAAAAAGTAGCAGGAACAGTAGCAGGAGTAGTGCAAGATAGTACTGCAGATTCTGATAAAAGCCAAATTCAAAGAAATCAAATATTAGAAAGTGGTACTCCTGAACAACAAGCTGAAGTCAGAAAACAAATGAAAGAAGAAGAAGGAATTGCTAAAATAGGATCTACTTTTGGAAATTTATTCAAACCTCAAACAGAAGAAGAAGAAGAAAATCAAGATTTAATAGCTAGATACGGAAAAAAATTTTATAGAGCAGGAGGTCTTTGGGCTAACATACATGCTAAAAGAGAAAGAATAGCTGCAGGTTCAGGAGAAACAATGAGAGAGCCAGGTAGCAAAGGAGCTCCAACAGCTGAAGCTTTAAAGGACAGTCAAAATGCTTTGGGAGGTCGTATGTATTATCCAGGAGGACAAATGCAATTTATGCCTAATTACTTTAATACAACAGGTACAGGCGATGACGGAGAACAAGAAGAAAAAGAAACTAATGAATTTAATAATATGTATCCAGATATATCTGAAGCATTAGAAAAAAGTCCATTAGAAAAAATAGGAATGTATGCACCTATTGCTAAAAATTTGTATGATGCTACACTAGCTGAATCAAAAGATTACACTCCTGATTTTGTTCCTGCAGAATACATAGAAATGAATCCTGCACAAGCAATACAGCAAGAAAAACAAAGAAATGCTGCAGTTATAAATGCTGCAAGAGCTAAAGGCTTTAATACTCCTTCTATGCTGTTAGCTCTTAATCAGCAACTACAAGGAACTGTTTCTAATATTCAAGCAGCATATGATCAAAATAATGCTAAAATAAAACAAGCTAAATTAGATAAAGATAATGCTCAATTAAAAGAACTTAAAAAAATAGAAAAAGAGTTACAAATGAGATTAGATGAAGCTAAAAATACTGCATTTAATGAAGCACTTATTCAAGGTAAAGAAATTGCAGAAAATAATACTGCTAATAAACTAGCTGCTTTATACGCTATGATGGGGGCTCCTGATATGGGTCAAAGCTTTTTAGGCGGAAAAACATTAAGACAACTTAAAAAAGAAAAAAAAGAGCTAGAAAAAGAAATTCAAAGAAAAGAAAAAAATAAAAAAGTTTAATTATGCCAATTACTCCTTTATCTACGCCACTTAAAACAGAATATAAGCCTTTAGGCTTAGAAGCGTTTGCACAACCTTTGTCGCAAATGCAAGCTAAATTTGACGTAGCTAAAAGTCAAATAGAAGATGCAGATTATAAAATAGATGCGCTAAGTTGGGCTAGCGGAGATCAAGAAGCAACAAAAGCATTAGCAAATTCTTATAATCAAAAAGCTTCTGATTTAGCAGGAAAACTTATTAGATCTGGTAATTACAGAGAAGCATCTTCTGCTTTAAAAAAAATAAACAAAGATTATAATAATGATCCTGGGATACAGGCTTATCAGTCTAATGCGGCAGCATATAAAGCTATAGTAGAAGAAATGGATAAAGCTGTTACAGCAGGAACTATGACTCCAGAGTATAGAGATACAAAACTTAGAAAAATTAAATCAGAGTTTTCAGGAACTAATTTTGATCCTAAAACAAATGCTTATAATAAAATCAATGCTTCTTCTGCTATGAATAATATCAAGATAGAAGATAAGATTTTAGCTAAAGCAGAAAAGCTAGCAAGCGCTTCTGCAGAGCAACAAGATTTTATGTTAGGGCAAGAAGTTACTAGTAAATTAAGAAAAAACGGAAGATTAGCTTTTGAAGATATAGTAGCTCATTTAAGACAAAGTTCTGAATTTAAAGAGTACTCTAAAGAAAAGGCAGAGTTAGATTTTTTTGCAGAAAATGAAAAAGCATTACAAAGTGAAAATCCTTTTGCATTAGCTGATGATTTAATTGGAAGCAAGTTAGCACAAATAGATCAAGCTCTTGAATTTTATTCTCAAGATCCTGAAAAATTTAAAAACGAAATACTTGAAGCACAAGCGTATAAAGAAGAATTATTAGCTTTAGCAGAAAATAAAACTCAAGATCCTGATCCATACTTTGGTACTGCTGAAAATATTTATATAGCTAATCATGATTATTTACGAGGAGTAGGCGGAACAGCTGCAGATATTTATGACTACCAAAAAATAGATATAGAAAAATCGGGAAGTGGTAAGACTGCAAAAAAGATAGAAGAAATAAATAATTCTGGCCCTCTTTCTACTGAAGTTATAGGAGTTACTGATAAAAAAGCTTTAAAAATAGATTCAGGTTCTTCAGGAATAACTCAAGAAGAAATTTTAGTAAAGGCAGGTGTTGATCCAGAAATCGCAGACCTTGGGACATATATGACTACTTTAGATAATGATGTAGCAAAAAAAGCAGCTGTTGATGCAGGAAAAATGGTTTATACAGGTACTGATTTTAACGTTGATGCGAAAAAAGTAACTGCATTAAAAGAATCACAAGACATTCTTCAAAAACAAATAGAATCAAATTCTAATTTAATACAACAGAAAAAATTAGAATTACAAAAACCTAATCTTTCAGCTAATAAAGAAGCAATGTTACAAGATGAAATAAAAGCTTTAGAAAGAGAAAATCTTAAATATTATGAAGCAAAAAATGATCAAACAAGTATCTTTAGTAATCTAATAACATTAGAAGGCGCTAATAAAAAACCTGCTGAAAAACAAAAACTTAGTGCCACTAAAAAAGCCGATGGTTCATTTGAAGTAGGAGGTTTTAATTTAACTTTAGCAAAAATGACTTCTCCTGAATATACTAATAAAATGATAGGCCAAATGGCTGCAAATAATACTTATGGTAAACCGTTTACTATGCCTAATAGTCAAATGATTGAATCTGATGATGCAAAAGTTCAAAAAAAATTATTTGATTTGTCTAAACAATATGGTAATGATGTAGTAGGATTTTTAGAAGCTTTAGGTGTAGAAGCTCAAAAATATGCAGCTAGTCCTGAAGTACAAAAAACTGTAGAAAAAAATAAACTTACCAGTAGTAATAGACAATACGAAATTGCTTATATGACTGCTTATGTAAATGCATCTTATGATGAAAATGGTGTTAGAATAACTAATCAAGATAAACTAGATGAAATAAAAGCATTTAATACTAAATCAAATTCATCACTTGAATGGAGAGATTGGAAACATTATGCTCAATATTTAAGAGGAGAACATTTAGAAGACGGTGCTAAAGAAGAAAAAGAGTTTTATGTTCGTCATAGTGAAAAAGGTCATTTGCCTAATACACCAAAAGGAAATATTAAAACTCCTTCTAAATATGATGAAATCATGGATGGGTATAATAAAGTACAAACAGCATTAGATAAATATGAAAAAAATTATAATTACATTGAAAAATTAAAAGCACAGAATACAGATAATCCTTATGCAAAAACTTTAAACAATGTATTAGAAGCTTATGAAGAAGCTACTACTTTAAAAAATGCAAGAGTTCAAACAGTTAATGCTGTAGTTATAGATGAAAATTTTGCAAAAAAAGTTCCTTCTGCACAACAGTTTATGACTAATGCTGCATCTAATTTAAAAGAATATGTTGTAGATTATGATCCAAACACAGGTACAACTGGTTCTACACCAGCAGCTTCAAATATTGTTCCTACTTTATATGATACTAAAACTTTAAGAGGTATTGCTGTTGTAGAAAATCCAGACGGAACAACTAGTAATATATATGCTGTAAATAGAAAATCAACTGTTCAAAATGATCTTTTATCAGCTGCTTTTCAAGGAAAAGATAAAAAAGTAGGAGAAATAGCAGAAGAAGAAAGTCTTATAAATCAAAATAGTGCTCAAATAAAAGCAATTAATGATAGCAATCCTGATGTATTATATATAACTGATAGAGGAACAAATTTTGATTTAATAAATCAAGCTAAATTAGCTGAAGTTAATTCTTTAGAAATATTACAGGGAGCTCCTGATTATGAAAAACAAACTTCTGCTTATACTCAAGCAAAAAATACCGCTTTAAATGATTTAGTTAATGTAGCATTACTAGACACAGATGTAAGAATGACCTATGTTTCACAAGCTGATAATTTAAGAGAAAATTTAATTGAAGGTAAAGTATTTGAATTTCCTTCTGTAGCTCCTTCAGTTATTAAAACTGTAGATCAAGAAACTAAGTATGTACAAGCAGGAGATGAAGAAAACGCTGTTATTGCAAAACCTGGCGATAAAGTTTATAATACTATTGAGTATGCTACTACTGAAAACAGACAACTTGCTTACAGAGTAACTAGAAATATTATAGTTGGATATAATCAAGACAATACTCCTATAATTAAAAAACAAATAGTTGAAGCAGGTCCTATGAGTGCTAAAGGAATACCTCAACAAATGATGAAACATTCTATAATGTTTGGAGTAGGAAATCCTAATACTGTTGTTTTAGACGGAAATGGAAATCCTTTTAATACTGATCGTGGATTTTAAATAATAAATTATGGAGACAATAAATTCTACAGATCCTGAAGAATTAAATAAAGTTGATCCTAAAGAAGTAAAAGGAGTCGATACTTCTACAGGAAAAGATTACTCAGAAAAATCTGACGATTTAGGAAGTATTAAAAAAGAAGATTTTTATACTCCAGGTAAAAGTGCTATTTCTCGAATTTCAGGCACATCAGTTGATATCGGAGCCTCTACAAGTAATTTAAGTGTAGATGCAGCTGCTGCTGCTCAATTTACTGCAGTAGATATAGCTAAAGGTATTAGAGATCCAAATGAGAGAGCTAGGTTTATAAAAGAACAAGGTTCTAAAATGACTACTCTTATGGATGGAGTAGTCGGAATTAAATTTGATGATGAAATTGCAGATTATTCAAAATTTCGTCAAAAACAATATGATACTAAAGTTGCTAAACTTTTAGACGATTTAGATGAAAATCAAGGATTTGTAAAAGAGTTTGGTAATTTTGCAGGAAAACTTTTAGGAAGAACTGTTACTGCTGTAACAGGAATAATTCCTGTTGTTTATGGAATAGGAGAAGCTATAGTAACTGGTAACGGAAAAAGACTGTTTGACAATACTATGTTTGATCAGTGGGAAAAAGCAGACAAAGCTTTAGATGAATATTTTGTAGTTTACGGAGGAGACAGTTATACGGCAGGAGAAGAAAAAAATGTATTCATGAGGTTTGCAGATAACCCCATGAAATCTTTAACAGATGATTTTGCACCTACTATTGCTTTTGTAGCAGGAGCAGTAGGAACTAGTTATATTACAGGAGGAGTAAGTGCTCTTACTGCTAGTAAAGGAATTAGTTATGTACAAGGTTTATCTAAGTTAGGAGCAAAAACTAATTTAGTTTTTAAAAACGGAGTTAAGTGGGCAAGAGGAATAAAGAAATTTGAAGACGTAGCTCAATATGGAGCTTTTGTAGAAAGATATTCTAAAGGAATAGGTACAATAAATCAAATGGTTCTTTCTGCTGGCTATGAATCTGCATTAATAGCAAGAGATACTCAAAATGCAACAGCTCTTAATTCTAAAATAAGTTACATAAAAGATAACCCACAATTATCGCAAGAATATGATAACTTAGTAAGAGAGCATATGGATGAGTTTGGTAATATGGACAAAACTCAAGAAGAATTAGTAGACGAAATTTCTAAAAAATTTCCTACATCTGTTTCTAGAAAAATACAATATGCTGCAGCTCAAGCAGGTAATTTAGCATTTTTTACTAATGTTCCTTTAGTAGGGGCTTCTAACTTAATTCAGTTTTCTAAAGCTTTTAATAGTAGTTATAAAGCAGGACAAAGTTTAATTAACAGAAGTACTTTAAATCCTCTTAAAGGAGCAGTAAAAACTGCAGAAGGTAAATTAGCAACTGCTGCTTCTCAAGCAGGCAAAGGCGCTAAAATATTAGGATATAGTGGTGTAATATTAAAACCTGGATTAACAGAAGCTTTTGAAGAATTTTCTCAAGGAGTTATTGAAAAAGGTTATTCTGATTATTATGGTTTAGAATACAAAGATGGCGCTATATTAAATACTAAAAGTTTTTTAGATTCAGTGGCAACTCAAGCTAGTCTTTATGCAAACTCAGTAGAAGGATTTGATTCAGTTGCTCTTGGGTTTTTAATGGGTATGGTAGGTCTTCCTGTAGGAATAACTCAAGATGCTGCTACAGGTAAAACTAAAATTGGTTTTGGATTTACAGGAGGTATTAAAGAATCTATACAAGAATTTAAGCAACAACTTAAAGCAACAGATGCTGCTGTAGAACATTATAATGAAGGAAATTTTAATGAAGTATTAAAAAACAATCTTACTGCAGCTGTTAAACAAATTCAAATACAAAAAGATCTAGACAAATATGCAGAACAAGAAAACATATTTGATTACAAAAATGCTGAGTTTCAATCTATATATAATTTTATAGAAAATAGAATTAAAAATCAAATAGGAGAAACAGTTTTTCAAGACATAGATGCTTTAGAAAAAATGTCTTTAGAAGAATTTAATGAGCAATTTGCTTTTAAAGAAGACTCTTTCCAGTTTAGTGAAAAAACAAAAAAACAAGCTATTAAGTCAATGAGAAATACTGCTGAAAGTATAATGAAAGCTCATGAAGAAGTTAATACTGTTTTAAATTATAAAAGAGGTTTTATTGATAGACTTTTTAAAACAAAATTTAATGGTATAAGTAATGAAGATCAAATGCTTACAGAATCTCTTACAGATCAAATGAAGTTTTTATATGCTTCAGGATTAAATATTAAGAAGCGAGAAGAAGAGCTTACTAAAAGAGTAAGTGATTTAACTAAAGGAAAATTAAATGTTTCTGAATTAGGAGTTCAATTACGTAGTAAAGTAGAAGTTAAAGAAGACGGAAAGACAAAAAGAAAAGAAGATACAGCAGGTTTACTATCTCAAGAATTAGTTGACATAGATCGAAAAACAGGTAAAGCTATTTTTGCAGACCAAGTAGCTGAACTTAAAAAAATGATTAAAGATCAGATTAAATTTGATCGAGAAACAGAAATAGAATACAATAAAAATTCTGTAGAAATAGATCAAATAGTTGAAGATGTAGTTAAGCTTAGAGACATGGAATCTAAGACTTGGGAAATGTATAAAACTTTGTTTACTCCTGAAGGAGCTAAAAAGTTTACAGAACTAAAAGCAGAATTAATTATTGCTAAAGCAATACAATTACATGAACTAAATGTTGAAAAACAAAAAGAAGAATTAGCTAAGAAAAAATCTACTGAAGGCGCTACTAAAGCTGCTACTAATGCTACAAGTACTAACAATGAATTTATTGTAGAAGAACAATTACAAAAAGATTTACAAAAAGTTGATAAAGTTTTACAAGAACAAAAACAAGAATTATTAAAAAACGAAAACATAACTAACGAAGATACTGCAAATCTTGCTATAAAAGTTCTTGAAAGTGTATCACCTCTTCTTTTTGCTAAAATAAAAGAAATAGCTGACAACTTAGGAGAAACTATATTTTCTGATGAAGTAATAGATGTTATACAAGGAAATGGAGATCCTGCAACTGTTGAGAGCGATCGTATTACTACTTTTAAGATTTTAAAAGAACTTATTAAAGTAAACAAAGAAGCTAATAACAAACCAATAGTAACTTTAGATTATGCTAACGAAGAAGACAATAAACCTTTTGTTAATAATGTAACACCGACTCCTGGAAGCACTAAAGAAAATCACAATACTAATACACATTTATCTTTAAAAGAAAGACTTGAACAAAAACTTAAAGAGCAGCAAGGAGAAAATTATGTAGATAAAGGAACTACTTCTAGTGATAAAACAACTATATTAATGTACTCCGACAAGATAGGCAAAACAGGACTTATTCCTGATGGTAATGGAGGATATGTAGCTGTTAATGAAGACATGCCTATTACTGAAGCAAGTAATAAAAAAGTTAATGATGGTACTTTTTTAAGTAACAAAGAATTAAAAGATAATAATGTTCGAGCTACTTTTAAACTTGTAGAAGATAGTCTTTATGTAAGAAAATTAAAAGCAGAAAATAATTATAACGAAACTACTGCTCCTATAGATGTTTATTATGGTGATACATTTATAGGAAGACTTCCTGGATCTAATAAAACAAATACTCCAGAACAATTAAAAAATTTAAGAAAAGCTTTGTTTAAACAATTAACAGCTGACGAAGCTGTTAGCCAAGAGGCCCCAGGTGTTTACACAGGATATCAATCTACTGTTACTTCTAAAACAGAAACACTAGAAGAATGGGAAAATCGTGTACCGTTTAATATTGCTAAACAAAAAGCAAGACCAGATTCAGAAACAAAAAATGACTTCGACGCTTTTGATATTAGTACTACTATTTCTGAAGAAGAATTTAATAGAGCTAAAGAATCAAATAACCCTATAAAATTAATAGATAATAATAGGAATGAGTTTGTTCCAGAAACATATGAAGAATATACTAAGTATATAGAATTTGAGAAAAAAATGTTATCTGCTAAAATAGAACAAGCTATAAAAGCAAAAGATGAACAAAAAGGAATAGAAAATTTAGTAGTAGATTTAGGTAAAAATTATGGCTATAATATGGTTGATGTAGCCCAAATAAAAAGATTTGTAAAAGCTCGTAGAGAAGGCAAAACTAATGCATCAGCTGCTGAATGGTTATTAGGTCCTCTTGCTAAAACAGAAACTAAAGAAACTACTTCGCCAGAAACAGAAGTAGAACAGACTGCTAGAGAAAAAGTAATAGAAGAAAACTTTGAAGACATAATAAAAGCGCTTACTGCTAATCCTATTATGCAGGGAGATGAATTTATAGGAGAAAAGAAATGTTAATTAAAATCCTTAAATTTGATAAAATTTAATCAATGGCTTGTGAATATTGGTATGACGGTAAATTCAGAACAGAAGAAGATTTTAAATCTATTTTAGAAAATGGATTAATAGATCAATTAATATCTGAAGGTAAAATTGATTTAAAAAACTTTGAGCTAAATAAAAATTTAGTTAAAAATAAAAATGTAGAAAAGTCTCCAATTACATTAAGAATTACAAGACATGTTCAAAGAAATTTAAATATAGATTCTAGAGAAGGAAACGAAAAAAATTATCAAAATCCTTTAAATGTTTTTGGAAAAGATATGAAGTTAGTCGTAAGAGTAGGCGATTCTTTATATGCAGGAAAAAACAAATTAGTTCAAAAAGAAATTAATGAAAAATTAAATCTAGATGGAGCAGGAGAATTAAGTATTAATTCTTTTGAAATAGGTAAAGTATATGCCTTAGTAGAATCTAGTTATGGCTTTTATCCAGTACAACTTTTTAATAATAAAATAAAAGACACTAATATTAGTGGAGAAGTTTTTAATGCTTTAGATGTTTTAGCTAAAGCAGTAAAAGAAAAAGATTCTAAGAATTATTTAAAAACAAGAAAATTCTTAGAAAAAAAATTATATAGAACAACTGTTAAATATGATAACGGTCAATATATTATAACTAAGTTAGAAGGAACTGATGAAGAAACTGTTAATAAATTTGATACTAAAGAAGAAGCTAATGAATTTTTAGGAAATCAATTATATAGAGTAGACTCTTTGGACATTAATAGAAAAGGTTACAATGAAACTTTAGCAAATGATGGAGCAATTGTAACAGATACTTTTTTAGATAACGGTAATATTTTTCATTCTAGTTCTTTTCAATTAGAAGCTTATACTACTGGAAATGATACTAAAAAGAATCAAGAATTTTTTGCACAAGAAGATGGTAGTGGTAAAATTAGTGTTGTAAATATAGCAGAGTTAGAAGCTAAATACGAAAAAAATAAAGAAGCTTCTACGAACAATAAATCAGGAGAAACTGAAGGAGAACTTTTTGGTAAAGATGCTGATCAATTACAACTACTTGAAAAGATTAACGAAATAGAAAATCCTGCTACTAGAGCAAAACTATTATCTGTTTTAAAAAATAATAGTTTTATAAGACCTTCTGATAGTAAAGGTAATGAAGTTGCTGAAGGGTCCGATAATCATACTCATTATGTAAATACTAAAACAAAAAAAGTTCTTACAAGAACTACTAGTTATATTTCTGAAAAAGAAATGACAGAAGAGGATAAAAAAAATCCTGCTGTTGTTTCAGCGCTTACTGTTGGCAGCAAAGTAGATGTTTTAATTAGAGACTTTTTTGCAGGGACTTTAAAAGAAGAGTATGATGTTGCTAGTAAAGAAGTTGTAGCAGGTTTAGTAAAGCAGTTAGAAGCTATTAAAGCTGTTATGGACAAAAGAGGAGAAACAGTTATTCCTCAAGATATAGTTCTTTATAATGACGAAATTGGTGTAGCAGGTACAGTAGATTTATTAACTTTTGACAAAGAGGGTACTATAAGAATTTATGATGTTAAGACTTCAAAATACGATGAATTTACAAAAAACAAATACGGAGAAATTCCTTATGATTCTAAAGTAGTATTTGAAAAAACAGGTGAAAGAAAAGCAGATGGGAGCCTTAAATTTAAAGTAGTTGAAGGTGCTACTCAAGACAGTAAAAGAGAAAAGCATCAAAAGCAATTATCTATGTACAGAATGTTGCTTAATAACACCCACGGCCTTCTTGCAGATACTTTAGCAGTAATGCCTATTAAAGTAAGTTACACAGTTCCTAGTGCTTCTACATCTGAATTAACTTTACAAAAAGGGGTAGATGTAAAACCTTTAGATACAATAAAAGAAGCTACTCTTACTAAGCCAGTAAAAAGTATTGCAGAACAATCTACTGAAGACGCTGCTGAAATATTAGCAGGATTTGAACAAGGAGAACAAACAGAAACTGAAGACGAAGTTACTACTACAGGAGATCAAGGTAATAATAAAGAAAATAGAAATACTCTTGAAAATCTTTTAGGTAAATCTACTGGAGAAACTACAAATACTGATGAAGACGAAGACATCGATGATATAGATCCTAGTTTAAGACTTAGAGAAAAGAAAGAGAAAGTTATTCCTAATAATGGAATGAGTAGAGAAAGAGAATTAGAAGTACTTCAACAAATACTAGGAGATGCCTATAAAAGACAATCTGGTAAAAAAGGTACTGTAAGAGTATTTAAAGATTTTGAAACTCTTAAACATTATTTACCTGCTAAAACTTACGCAATGCTTTTAGAAGCCCGTAAGAATGGCCAAGAACTTTATGGTTTGTTTACAGCAGCAGCTGTACTTATTCAACAAAATGCTCCTGTAGGAGTTGCTTTTCACGAAGCATTTCATGTTATATTTAATTTAGCTCTTCCTGTAGAAGAAAGAGTAAGAATACTTAATGAAGCTTATAATAAATATAAAGAAGATCTGCCCGCTACTATAGTAAGAGATAAAGATGGAGCTGTAGTTTCTGCTAAACTCCCTACTTACTTAGAAATAGAAGAGTATTTAGCAGATAAATATATGGAGTACGTAAATTCCGACGGAGAACTTACTAAATCAGCAGATGTTAAAGCAGAAGAATTAGAACAAAAGAAAAAAGATATTTTAGCAGGTAAAGATTTAACATTAAAAAACTTTTTTAATGCTTTTTATAAAATGTCTAAAGTATTTTATTCTACTCAAAAAGTAATTAATATAGATAATTTATTTGAAGGTATTACTGTAGGAGAATATAGTAAAAAAGTACAGTTTAGAAATACAGCATTAGATGCAAGTGTTAGGCAAATGTCTAATAACTCAGGTAAAGTAACTAACCCAGACAGAAAATATGTAAATAAAGAAGCCGAGCGTCAAGGATTTGTAGCATTAAATCATATAATAAATAAACAACTAAATCTTGCTAGACAAGAAACTAATAGTAAAGGAGAGTTAACTTATTCTAAAGATTTAGATGATAAGAATCTTATTAGTAAAATGGGAGTGCATTCTTTTATTAGTAGAGTAGTACATGATTTAGCAGTCACTTTAGTAGCTTATCAAACAAAAGCAGATAATGCTACTGGTGCTAAAGCTAGAGAATACAATCAATATATAGCTAATAATTATCAAAAGCTTTTTAATATTTTAACTAATAACGGAACAGCTGTTGTTAATAATCCTAAAACAGGTTTAATAGAGTTTATTAAATCTACTGACTTATTAGAAAGATTTATTACAAGTTTACAAAAAAGAGGATTGTATATAGATTATAGTAATGGTACGCGAAGTAAAGAGTCTACTCCAGAAGTATTTGAAAATGATAATGTATTAGAAGATGATGCTATAAATAATTTAGAGAATGGAGAAGAAACTTCAGATGCAGTTGCTATGAGAAATCATATTGAAGTTGATCCTAGAGAAAGTATAAGTCAAAGACTTAAAACATTTTTTTCTCAGATTCCTAAATTAGATTCTGCTTTTCAGCCTCAAAAAAATTCTTTTGGAGTACAAGAATTTGAAGATCCTGCACAAGTTTTTAAATTTTTAATTTCTAAAGTTTCCAATAGTTATACTATGGAATCTATGATGGAAAAATTACAAGCATTAAATAAACCTTATATAGCAGATATTTTAGATGCCCTAGAAGAGGATCCTATTTTACAAACTCATTTCTGGGTATCTATAGGTTCTAGAAATTATGCTACATATAAAACTGTTTATGAAAAAAATGGTTCGTACCAGGTAATTAGTTCTAACAGAAAAGATGTAAATAATATAGTTAGTGAAAATTTAATATCTAATTTTTTAGATCCAGCTAACCCTTTATTTTCAAATAAAAATATTCAAGAATTAAATCAAGCAGAAGTAGCAAAATTTAAAGAAGGCATTGAAACAGCGATTAAAGAAGTTCAACTTATAAAACAATTAAAAGGCGATGAAGCACTTCCTTTTAATAAACCTGATGCAGATTTAGATCAAATAAGAGCTGTTGCTGAAGTAATTGAAACTCTTTCTAAACTGCTTGCTAAGTATAAAATTAATATAACAGAAGATGAATTATTATTAATATTAAATCCTCCTGCTGAGTTAAAAGATTATACAGCATCTTTAAATAATTTTTATACTACAGAACAAACAAGTAGTTCAACAAAACCAGGATTATTAAATGTTCTTAAAAATATTGCAAAAGAATTAGAAGAAGGTAAAAATTCATTTACTGCACTTACTCCAACAGGATCAGATGCTTTAGGTAATAGAACTAGAAAAGCTGTTTCATTAGTAGAAGATTTAGGTAGAGCTATTATTCCTGCTATGCAAACAGAAGTAGTAGCATCTTTTAGAAACGTAAATAATAAAACTGCGTATAATTTAATTGCTTCTGGCCATTTAAATAAAATGATTACTGAGTTACAGGATCCAGATGCGCTTCAAGATTATTTAGAAAAAAGAAAAGAAGATCCTTTATTAGCTAACCTTCCTTATATAGAAGATTTACAAGACCCAGACGACAATCTAATGGATACATTAGAAACAGTTATTTTAGACGGTCTTAGTCGACAAGGAAAAAATAAATCTGTACAGTATTCTAAAATGTCTGATATAGAAATAGAAGCTACAAGTATGGGACTGTTTCTTAATAACGAAAATAAAAAAGAAGGTTATTATAAGTTAGGTATACCTTCAGATTCTCCTACATTAGGTTATGTAAAAGGAAAAAAATATAGCACAGAAGAAATACAAAATAAATTATTAAAGACTGCTGAAGCTGAACTAAAAAGGATTCAGGTAATTAAAAATTTGCCTAAAGAATCTTCTTTAAAACTAACTCCTAATTATATAGAAAGAGGCCAAAAGTTTCAATTGTTAAGTTTTTTAAATGGTAAAGTAGATACTTCTAAACCTTTTGTAGAAATTCAAGATACTATTTTAGAAGAAATTCAAAAATTTACCGATAGCAACAATCTAAATGGATTAATGGGTATTACTATTAAAAAATATTTACAAGCAGGTGTTATATCAGAAGTTAAAAAAGATGGGTCAATTACATTTGCTAAAGGAGTTATAGATAAATCTTTTAAAAATGATACAGAAAGAAAAGCATTTTTTGAAAATTATATATTAAATACTTTTTACCACAGTACTCAGCTAAATACAATTTTTGCAGGAGATCCTAGTTTTTATAAAAGCACAGAAGATCATCAAAAACGTTTTAAACAAATTATGAGTCCTGGTACTTATACAACAGGTACAGGAACTTTTAATGCTATCATACTTAATGACAGTATTATACCTACTACTCAAATGCAATTTGAGCAGATAGAAAAAACTGTAAACAACTCTGATATTTCTCAATCTGAAAAAAATGAGATTTTAAAAATATGGAAAGATACTTTAGAAAGTAAAAAAGAAACAGGTAATAATGAATCTGATGCAGGTACATATGTTTCTTTAGCTAGACGTAAAAGAATGCTGCAGCAATTAGGACGTTGGGATAGTAGTTATGATGCAGCTTTTAAAAGATTAGAAGCAGGTACAGAAACTATTGAAGATTTAAATCTTATTAACGATCCTTTTAAGCCTGAAAAACCTTTTATGTTTACTAAACAATTTGTAGACGGTGTAGAAATACCTATGCAAATTAAAAACTCAGAAACTGTTTTAACAAAATCATTTGCTCTTGCAGAACAGTTTAATGAAAAAACAGGTAAACAAGAATATAAATACCCCGAATTAGCCGCTGTTTATTTAGATATGAATGGAGGAAAAGATTTAAACGGTAAAACTTATGAGGCTAAATATGATACTGCTATATTTGAATCAGCTGTAAAAGTAGGTGCACTAGGAAATAAAATTGACAAAAATGGTAAAGTAAGATTTTCTCAATACGTACAACAAGCTGATGGGTCTTATCAATTAGAAGAAGGTTTTACTGTTATTCCTTTAAAAGAAGAAGATTACAGATTACAGCAAGAAACTCCTCCTCATTATTTAGATGATAGATCTAACTTTGGTACTCAGTTAAGAAACTTAATTATAGCAGATTTAGATTTAGAAGGAACTTATAACATAAAAGGTTATGACAAACCTATTTCAGGAGCTAAAGTAGTTCGTCTTTTCCAAGAACTTGTAGAAGAAGACTTAAAAGAGTCGTATTTTTCTACAGAAAAAGAATTCTTAGATGCTGATGAAAATATTAATTGGGACAGACTTTTACCTATACTTAGAAAAGAAGCATTAAAAAGAGAAATGGGCCAAGAAATTTTAGATGCTATTACTTCTGCAGAAAAAACTTTAGGAGACACTGACAATTTAACTAGTCCAACAGTTCTTCCTTTATTCCATCCATCTATTAAATATAAAATGTTTGCCTTAATGAATTCTATTTTTAAGAATAGAATCACTAAACAAAAAATTAAAGGTGGACAGTTAGTAAACACTCCTTCTTATGGTGTTTCTAAGGATTTAAAAATGAAAGTAAAAGATGGCAGAATTGTATATGAAGCTTTATTGCCTTGGACATCTAGAGAATTTTTTCCTACAAATGAAAAAGGAGAAGTAAGTATAGAATTTATTAGAAAGCATGCTCCAGAGCTTCTAGAATTAATAGCTAACAGGGTTCCTACTGAAGATAAATATTCTATGTTTTCTATAGAAGTAGTAGGATTTACTCCACAATCTATGGGTGGTACTATTATACTTCCGCCTCAAGCAACTACAGTAGCGGGGCTTGACTTTGATATTGATAAATTATTCTTTATGCAAAGGGCATATAGAATGCAGGGTAAAATTCCTAAAGTAATAAAATATATAAATGAAATTACTGAAGACAATGTAGATCAAATAGCTAACAATTTATTTAGTTCTCATAAATCTTTAAAATCATTTTTAGAGCAATCTGAATTAGACAATGAACTTGCTCAAGAAATTTTAACAAGAAGAGAAGAATTAATTTTAGCTGAAGCAAAAAACAAAGCAGGTAAGAAAGAAATTAAAAAGACTGCTAAGTTTATAGACTTAACAGAAAAAATAGAAGGCCTTCAATTACGACTTCTAACAACAAATTTAGAAAAAGCTAAAAGAAAAAGTATTGAAAGTGAGATTAGTGAAGAAATAGCAAAATTGCAAGAAGATTTTGTTCCTTTTAATGATGCTATGGAAGCAAATAATAAATTAAAAGAAAATGTTATAGATGTTTTAAAAGCAGAGCTTAAAAAAGGAAACGTTAATCCAGTTATGTTTAATGGTAAGGCTGCTAGAGACAATGCAAAAATTAATATTATAGAAGGCATTCTTAGGGATCCTAAAACTGCTACTAGTATATTGCATCCTGGTAACTTTGATTCATTAAAAGAACAAGCAGCTTTTATAAGATTAGCTAAAGAAGGTAAAATAGAAGAAGCAGAAAAATTATTAGAAGAACAAAAAGGAAAAGAATTAATAGAAAAATCAAAAGAAACTGATCCACAAGATTTTAATATTAATTATCCTTCTACTCAATTAGAATTGTTCAGACGTAATATGGATGGTTCTGACCTTATCGGTATTATGGCTAATCATAATGTGCACCATGCTAAAGCTATGCACGCAAATGTAGTGTTACATAAAGAAATTTTTATAGATAAAGTAGCATATAGAAAACTAGATAATAAAACTAATATTAATGGTGAAAGAATATCCAGACTCCTAGCAACTAACTTAGCAGCAGTTGTAGATAATGCTAAAGATCCTGTAGCAAACTTCTTAAACATGAACACTTATACTGCTGATACTATAGCGTTCTTAACTCGTTTAGGAGTGCCTCAAAATTATATTTACTTATTTATAAACCAACCTGCAATACTAGAGCTTACTAGATTACATTTTAATGAACAAGGTTCTTTAAGTAAAGAAAAAATAATTGGCTCTATATTAGCAAAATGGGGATCAATACTTTCTGAAAAATATGAGGCAGCAGGTATTAAGCCACAAGATCGAAAAGATTATGCTAATAGAATAGGAACTACTTCAAGAACTCTTAGAAAAACTATAGATGGAGGAAAAGACTTAGATTATTATGTAGCCCAAATGAATGTTTTAGATAAGTTTTTAATCTATCAACAATATGGACAAGAGCTAGGTGACGGAGTACAAGCAGCTAGAGTAGATACTGTAGGTATGGGACCAACAGATGCTAACAATTATATGCAAATTGCTAAGATTCAAAAACTAAAAGATAAAGAATTAGGTGTAGACGGTAATCCACCAACTGCTAAAATTTTTGGACTAAAAGACATAGTGTTGGGTAGTCCAGGAATTAACCAAACTATGATACCTGCGTTTACTAAATATTCTTTATTATTTCCTACAAGTATTTTAAATAAAATATTTCCATCTATTGGGGCTGTTAAAGTTCAAGAAGGAACTTCTAATTTTTCTTTACAATATTCTGTATTAGGAAAGTTAAAAAATAAAATGGCAGAGCTTACTCCTACAGGAAGTCTTACTGAAAAAGAAGCTAATCTTATAGATAATCGTTTTATAGATTTTATTTCTTCAGGTTTTGATTTCTTTGACTATAAAAAAAGTAAAGACATTATAGATAAAATGCCTAATAAATTAGCTAGTTTAAAAGAAGAAATTAAAAATCTAGATAGTAAATCTCCTTTTAAAAAGTATAAATATTTCTTAGACCAAATATACAAAGTAAACCCTACTAAAACTACTCCTATATCTAGAATAGAATATTATAAGACTGGTAAGAATGCTTTAGATACTGAAAGATTTACTAATACTTGGGAGTTAATGTTAAAAGACAGTGATCCTGAAATTAATAAATTTGCACAAGACTTAGTTCAATATGTATACTTTGCTAATGGCTATACTTTTGGGCCTTTTAGTTTTGCTAATTTAATTCCTGTTTATTTTTGGTCCGATGAGTATCAATCTAATAACAAAGAAGTTAATACTAAGAACAAAACTTTTAATCAGTTTTTATATAAAATGTTTGAAGAAACTAAATTTGGAGCATCTGATTTAGAAAGTGTTTCTGAACTAGGACAAACAACAGAAGATTGGGAATCTAGATTTATAGATCAGTTTATTAGAAACTTTGGAGATCAAGGAAGATTTGCTACTACTGTACAAATACAAGAATTTTATGGAGAAGAAGCAGAAGCTAAAGGATTAGCAGAATTAACTAAAAGAATAGAAGGTAAGCCTGGAGAAATATCTGAAGAAGAGCTTAAAAAAGCTACTATGGCAATGAGTTCTCAAGTTAAAGGAGTTATTAAGAATTCTAAAGGAAGTTTAATAGTTAATGTTAGTAAAAATCCAAATGTATTTAAAGGAAAAGATCGGATTCCTGTACAATTTATTAAAGTATTTACTCCTAGTAATAAAATATACAAAGCTCAATACTACAAATATTCTGGTGATATAGACGGCAGTACTATTGATCCTAATCTTTCTGAAAAAGGGTCGGCATTAGATGCTGCTATTTATGTTCCTATGCCTAATTTAGGACTATCTAATTTCTTAACAGAGTTTAATTTCTTTGACGATATTCAAGAATCTCTTTTAAAAGACATTACTCACTTAGATGATTTAATAAGAGAAAATGATTTATCTTCTCCACAACAACCTACAGCAACTTCTGAAGAGCAAGCATATTTTGATAGGATGATGGCTCAAAGAAGAAGCGGCCAAATAATTCAATCAGGAGGAGGAACTAATGCTACCTATAAAGCTCAAGGTGAAACTATAGGAAATTATCCTGTAGAATTTGAAGGAAAGAATTATAGAATTATAGTAGAAAATGGACAAACTAAGATTTATACTATTAATCCAAAGATGGCAGATAAATCATTGCCATTTAATGATGTTACTTCTAATTTTACTCCAGAACAACGAAGACAAATCTTTTTAAAACAAGCTATTGCTGCAGGAACAGGAACAACTGTTACTTATAAAGGAAATAAATACGGAGTTAATGAACAAGAAGAAATATTCTTATTAAATACTGGAAAATTAGTAACTTGGCCTAAAACAAGCCCTGCCTATATGGAAGTACTAGAATTAGCTAATAAAAAATTAGGAAAAACTAGTACTGATTCTAAAAATACTCAAGAAGAAAAAGAAGATACAGATTCTAAAAAAATGTCTGCAGAAACTTTTAAAGAAGAAATAAAAAAGATTGTTAATAAAAAGCAACAAGAAAACTTTGAAAGCGAAGAAGCAGCAGAAACTTTTATGAACTCTGAACCTTTCCAAAGTGCTTTAAGAATAATAAAAGATCCAGATATTTTTAATACTGTTTCTCAAGAAGAATTAAATAGAATTATATCAGACTTAGAAAATTGTTAAACAATGAGATGTGTAAATATTAGTCATCCTGATTTTAGAAATTTATTAGATGGTTCTGGTTTAGAACTTGCAGTACTACGTGCTAAAGTAGGGCTGTGGATGGAGCAAAATGATAGCTTTGAAGAATTTCCTACTCTTGCAGAGTTAGGATTAAAAAAGAATTTTAGTATTCCTGGAGCCGCTCTAAAACAAGTAGACGAACTTCGTAAACTTATTCCTGAAAACATACAAAAAAAATCTCAAATACTTACAGGTTTATTAAGTGAAGCTGATGAGTTAGAAGGTATAGTTCCTAACAGAACTGATTTAGAAGTAGTTTCAATTTTTCTTAATCAAAAAAGATATAATAGATTAACAGAACAAGAACAATTTAAAGTACAAGAATATGCACAAAATTATTTAAACGACAATTTTGTTAATGAGAAAGAATACGATCGATTAATACAAGAATATCCTGAAGAAAATAGAACTGATTTTAGAGTCATAGAAGAAGTAATGGCTAAGACTAAATTACCTAGAGATGAATTTATTATAGATTTTTTTAAAGGAGATTTATTTGAAGTTGCGGAAGAAGCTAGAGAAAGAAAAATGATAACTATTCCTGGCGAAACAAAAAACAGAGCAGATGTAATGTATCAAATTAATTTAGCTAAGATGTATAAAGATCAAGCTAAAAAAATATTTTTTGATAGGATACGTGGTAAAGATTTAAGTGACTCAGATATACAAAGAATAAATGGGGATTTAAAAAGAATATCAGATAATGCAGGAGATGTTCAGTGGACCCTTAGACAAGCAAGATCAGGAAATTATTACATAGCAGGCTATAAAAATGGAGCTGTTACTATGGATAATTACTATTCTCCTTATGCAGGAGGAATGTTTAGGCAGCTTAAATCTAAATCACAGGAAATACAAGTAGAAAAGTTAGATGTTAAACTTACTAATTGGGCAAAGAAAAATGGTATTTCTATAGAATCTTTAAAATCAGTTGTAGAAAAATTTCCAGATAGATATGAAAACTCTGCACTAGGTATAGCAGATTTTGCAAAAGGATTAATTGCTGTAGCAGACAATAGAAACATAGATACTTTAGCAGAAGAAATTGCTCACTTTGCTATAGAAATGATGTTAACTAAAGACGAAAATATGCAAGCAGCATTAGATCAGGTAGTTGATACTCAAACTTATCAAGATGTTTTAGAAGAGTATGGGGAAATATATGAAAACGAAATACAGTTTAAAAAAGAAGCTTTAGGTAAAATATTAGCAGCTGAAATAGTTAACCAATTCCAAACTACAGAAGCATTATCTAACAAACCAGGATTCTGGCAAACTTTTAAAAATGCTGTAGTTAATTTCTTTAATAGGATTCAAGAAATACTTGGAATAAATAGACCAGGAAGAACAGCATTAGAAAAAACTATTATTCCTTTAGCAGAATCTATTCTTAACGAAGAAAAATTAGATACATTTAATGCTTTAAATGGTTATACTAAAGCAGAAATTTTATATCAAATAAATGAACAAAAAGAATCAGTTTCTGATATTCCCATTTTAAGTACTACAGAAGAACTTATTAAAAGGAAAGAAAAAATATATAACACTATTCTTTCTAGATTAGAAGCAAGAGTAAAAACTTTTGAAAGAACTTCTGCTAAAAGTAAAAGACAAATAGCTACTCTTAAAAATAATATTAAAGAACTTACTCGTCTTAAAGATATAGGAGAAATAGATTTAGGAATAAGCAAATTTGCTTTACAAGCTCAAGAAGAATTACAAAAAGTTAATAATCTTATGGATGATGTTGCTAATGGCAATAGTTTTATGACTGCTATTAGTTTAGTAACAGCTCATGATTTTATGTTAATGTACGATGATTTATTTAGAGATATTAATAATAACTTAATTCAAAAAGGAGTAGAACCTGAAGTAAGAGAAAAACTTTTAGAACACACAGGAAAAGTACATTCTTTGCTTAAAAATGGTTTAGCTAGTAGCCAAGTATTAATAAATAGTTTAGCTATAAAAACTTTAGAAAATGCAAATAAAGATTATAATGGAGAAATTATAGATAAAGATTTTGATGCTAGAGAAATTATAGAAGCTACTTATGGAGACATGAGTACGTGGAGATTGCAAGTAGGTAACTATAAATATGCAGACTCAGGTATTATTAGAACAGTTGCTAAAATATTATTTAATGCTAAAAGTAATGTAGATAGATTTGTTAAAAGACTTTTTAATTCTTTAGTAGGAAGTCAACAAATCTTTTTAACTAAATACAAACAAACTGATCTTGTTGAAAAAGATTCTAATGGAAAACCAACTCATTATTTTGCAAGAGAATTAAACTATTCTAAGTATTATGAATCTCAACAAAATCTTAGAAATGAATTAGCTAGAAAATTAAATATTAAAAATCCTGAAACAGAAGAATTTGATTATAAATATATAGATGTAACACGTTTAAGTCCAGAAGATAGAAAAATTTATAATGAAGCTTGGGCAGATTGGAGAAAAAATAATTCTATAACAGAAACTATTTATGATGATGAAGGAAACATAGAAGGAACTAAAACTATTCCTAATAGTAAATATAAAAACGAAGATTTCATTAAAAAAATGAAAGACCCTGTTTATAAAAATTACTACGACGCAATTATAAAAACAAAAACTGAAGCAGTAAATAAACTTCCTGTTAATTATAGAACAGAAAGATTGATTTATATGGTCCCATCTGTTTACAAAAGTACTTTAGAACGTATTACTAAAAAATCACAAAACGATAGTTTTCTAACTAAAATAGGTAAAGTAGGGAGAGATGCTTTTTTTGTAGAAGCTGATGATACTCAATTTGGACAATTAAATGCTCTTAACAATAGAGTCATTCCTATATTTTTTACAGGAGAAGTAGCCAATTTAGAAGATTTATCTTACGATATTTTAAGATCTGTTTCTTTATTTGCAGAAATGGCAGAAAATTTTTCAGAAATGAATTCAATCGCTGGAGAATTAGGAGCTATTCAAAAATCTTTAGCAGTACGAGAATATAAAACTAAAGGTAGAGGACAAGATAAAGAAGGAATAGAGTCTAAAGAATACGAAGCTTTAGAAAATTTAATAAATACACAACTTTACAATATAGAAAGAGAACAATTAGAATATACTTTTGAAGAAAGTAATTTATTAAGAAAAGGTGTTTTAAAAGCTACAGGAGGAAAAGTAGATTTAAAAGATAAGTCTATGTCTTGGACAAAAGTATCTCAAAAAATTGCAACATTTATTAGAGACAATAACTTAGCTTTTAATTTAATAACTTCTACAGTAGGTTGGCTAAAAGGATCTGCAGATAGTATTATAGAAGATCAAATAGGTATTTATAGTACTAATGAAAGTAAAAATTTTGGTAGAAAAGAATTTTTTAAAGAATTAGGAATGGTAATAGCTGATATAGGATCTCCTAAACAAAGAAGTAAAATGCATTTAATATTGCAAGAAGCTCAAATAGTAAAGCTAGATACTATGTTATATGAAACTGATAGAAACAGGGCTACTAGAAAAGTTCTTAATAGAGATATATTGTATACTACTTTTGCTTCAGGAGATTATGGTATGAAAGGCCGTATTGCATTATCTATTTATGATAATTATAGACTATACAACGGTAAGTTTATGACAAAAGCTAGGTTTATGAGAGCTACTAGTATAGAACAAGGAGTTAAAAACGATGGTGTTCATGCTAAAAAAATGAGTAAAGAATGGGAAGCTCTTAGAGAAAAAAGTTTATATAATGCATATGAAGCAGTTGATGGGCAGTTAAAGATTAAAAAAGAGTTTAAAAAGTTTGTAACTGAAGGAGTTCTTAATAGTGTTAAAGGAAAAATAGAACATGTTTCTACTCAAGTCGATGGCGTTATGAGTCCTACTGATAAAGGAAAATTATCTAGAACTATTTTAGGAGACTTTATTTTTATGCATAGAGGCTGGTTTATTAATATGGTAGATTCTAAATTTAAAAGAGGTACTGTTAATTATTTAAGTGAAGAAGAAGAAATAGGTCACTATAGAGCTATGGGTGGGTATTTAAGAAATGTTTTAAAAAACATAATATCTCAAGGAAATACTGAAACTACTGGAGCCTTTGCTGTGTGGAAAGAATTAAGTCCTGCTAAAAAACGAGGAGTAAGAAAAACTATAGCAGATACTGTATTTTTAATGATTGCTACTGTGTTAGCAGGAATAGCTAATAAATTAGCAGATGATGATCCTAAAAATATGACTAATCAATATTTAGCATATGTTTTAAATAGATTATTATTAGAACAATCAGCAGGATTTAATATGGCTTCTACTGTAGAAATTATTGACGAACCTGTAGTAGGTGCAAGAATTCTTAAAGAAGCTGTTTCTATACTAGATGCATTTAGTGGAGAAACTTATGAAAAAGGTATGTATGAAGATTGGACACATAGAGGTAAATATTGGTTTAGAAAAACTCCTTTAAAAAATCTATATGAGTTACAATATCCTGATGAAAAAAATAAATTTATTAAGACTGTAGTAAATAATGGTTATTATAATTATTTATCAGATGAAGAAGGTATTGGAATTACAGGATGGTTATTAGGAAAATTAATACCTTATTACGGTACTAGCTGGGATCAATATACTAATAATCAAAAAAGAGAAAATGTGTTAGAAGCCATTGATAATTTAGAACAAGATCAAGAAGTAGATAACGGTTTTAATTAAAAGAAAACGTCAAATTTTTTTAGAAAGTCCTATTTTACTTGTATCTTGTAAATGAGAGAGTTAAAAAAAATCAATATGAAACTTATAGAACATGCTAATAATATCCACGAATTAAAATTAGAGGGTAATAAAGCACGTATTGCAATGTTTTCAGATATTCATTGGGATAACCCAAAATGTGATTGGAAGTTATTAAAAAAAGATTTAGACTATTGTATAAAAGAATCTATTCCTATTCATATTAACGGAGATATGTTTTGTTTAATGCAGGGCCGTGGGGACAATAGAAAAAATAAATCTGATATACGTCCAGAACATAACAATTCTAAATATTTAGATAGTATTGTAGAAACAGCAGTAGAATGGTGGTCACCATATGCTCATTTAATAACAGTTATAGGATACGGTAATCATGAAACAGCTATAATTAAATTTCAAGAAACTGATATACTAGCTAGATTTGTAAAGTTACTTAATTTAAAAAATCATACTAATGTAATGACTGGTGGTTATGGTGGTTGGTTTGTAATAAATCAAATAGTAAGAGCTAAAAAGAATTCAAGAGATTGTACAAGGTCTATTAAAATAAAATACTTTCATGGATCAGGTGGAGGCGGTATTGTAACAAAAGGAGCGTTAAATCTTACTAGAGCTTTAGAAAAGTATGAAGACTTTGATGTATTTACTATGGGTCACATACATGAAAATGCTGCAAGAAATGATGTTAGAGATGTTTGCACACAAGGAGGAAGTACTTATAGACATGTGCAAAAACAACTTCACATGATGATTACAGGAACATACAAAGAAGAATATGGATCAGGCAGTAAAGGGTGGCACGTAGAACGTGGCGCACCCATAAAGCCTACAGGAGGTCGTATCTTAACTATACAATATAGACGTAAAGGTGACTTCCATTTATGTCAAGTAGATTCTTGTAAATTTCCTTTATAAATTTGTAGAAGATTTATTTTGTTTTAATATAAGCAATGCTTGTATTTGCACCATAAGTTCTTTATTATTTTTTTGTTTTTCGTATAAAGATTCTAAACGACGTATTTCTGCATTAAGATCTTTTATGCCTTCTTTACTTTTTCTATTAACTAATTTTTCTAATGCAAAATTACTAGCATGATGTTCTCCTTTTATTACTAAATCAATGTTTGTGTCGGGTACATTTCTGTCTTCTGCCATAATTTGTTTTTAAAAGATGTATCTAATTTTGTTCCACGGTATTATTTCGTCGTGGAGCGCAATAAATTGTTGAATGAATTTCTTCTTTAAAGATAACTTATATCTTACATTTTCACCACCATATTGCGATATTTTATTTTCTTGAATTTCAGGCATCCACAATACTTTTTCTGCTTCTGAATGGTTTTTAAGATTAGCCATATGTTTTTTATAATTATGGGTCAAAAAGATAACTTCTGCAAGCACTTCATCTTTGTAGTCAACATAATCATTAACCATTTCAAACAATTCTTTATAGTCTTTTCGCCATCCTTTGTACACTATAACAGGACTAAAGTTTATATGTACATCATAACCTGCGTCAATAAATGCATCTATAGCTTTAATTCTATCAATAATTTTAGAAGTACGAGGCTCATGTATATCAGATAATTTTTGAGGCATTAGGCTATATCTAATCCTAATTTTCTTATTAGGATCATAATCTATAAGATTAGGATTTACATATTTTGTAGCAAATGAACCCATTGCTAGCGGATGATTTTTAAAGAAATCAAATATTTTACGCCAGTCATAAAATCTAGCATGTAATGCAAAATCTTCGTTGCAACTAATGTCATAAGTAGTCAACACAGGATGTGTTTGATTAGGTTTGTCAACAGGAGTAAAATAAGCATGATTGTTTATAGCTGTAAGAATGTCTCCTATATTTTCTGCTACATCTAAGCCTTCAGGCTTGTGTCGTTTCATATAACAATAACTACAGTTATATAAGCAGCCGTAGCCAAAGCTAGGACTAATAAAATCTGTAGACCTACCTGATGGGCGGATCAACATAGATTTTCTGTTAATTTTTTTAAGAACTTTTGCCATTTTTTTTTATAAATAAAAAGGGCCCGTGTTAACGAGCCCTCAGATTAATATAATCTAAACTGCAACCAACTAAAGGGACTATCCGAAGAAGTCCCTTGTTGGTGTTAATTTTGAATTTGTTGTATAATTAGAGATTACTTCATTTGTTAATATTTCTGTTTTGTTGTTTATAATAGGCCATACTTCTTGATCATATAAATGAGCAATTGACCCAGGATTACTAAGACGTTCTTCCCAACTTTCTTTAAGAACAATTGCCTTATTTAATATAAGAGGCAGTGTGTAAGATTTTCCTGAAAAGTAATGGTTAGCAAGAATAAGCTTTTTACCATTAGCAGTAACTTCAGAGTATTTACCGTTTATAATTAAATTAAAGTCGTTAATGTAATCTGTAGGAATACTAAATATAAATACAGTGCATTCTTTAATATCATAATCATCTACAAAATTAGGAAATGCTTGTACAGTAGTATAAAATTTATCAAAATCTGTATCTCTATATCCGCGAGCTAGTACATAAATATAATTTTCTTCTTTGTATTTACTGATTGTATCATTTTTTAAATAAGCATTAAGGAATCTAGACTTATATTTAAGTCGACCCCAGCTATCTGTGATATGACAATCAAACAAAGACTTTGGTACGTTTAGTAGCGGAAACAAAAATGTTGCAGTTTTTGTAAATTTCATTTATAATTGTATTGTAGTTTTACCTTTAGTATCGTATTCCATTGGATAATCCCAAGCATCATATTCAGTAGCATATTTAAAACGCTTAATTGCTTGGTAAAAACCTTCTAAGTTTTCTTTAATTTTAGGAACTTTATCTACATTACCGTATAAACCTGTATTAATAACTTCTTTACTTATCTCAAATACCATAGGAGGGTTTTTTAAGAAAGTCTCCACTACAATATATAACATAGGTTTGAAACTATATCCATCTTCATAATAACTTTTAAGCCTGTCTGATTTATCTCTAGTCAAACCTAAAGTATATACAGCTGCTTGGAAGTCATATCTAAAATGCCAAAAACTATTTTCAAAGTTAAGAACAGATTTACTAGTAGTTTTAAAGTCAATAGGAGTTATAGTTTTTTCTTGATGATTAACTATAATTCTGTCTAATTCACCTTTAAATTCTAAACCATCATGTTCAAACATAATTACATGTTTATTTATGATTTCTATATTAGGGTCGTCAGATTTCTTTTGACAATATTCACTAGTATGAACATCAGATCTAAGAGCCATAACACAGTTAACTGCTTTAGCATATTCAGACTCTGTGATTATAGTTTTAGTCCCACATTTTTTAAGAATATCAAAATATTTAGAACCTTGTTCTACAATTTTTTTAAATCTAGTTTCATCTTTCCATCTAGATTGATAAAGCTCATAATTACAATGTTGTAATATTTCTTTAGGATAATCTTCTAAATTTGTAGGAGTTTTTTCATACATTTCATCATAAACTCCTTTAACTATTTTAGCAATAGTCTCAGATACTCCCGTGTCATCAGGTATAACCGCATACTTCTTATCAAAAGCCTCTTTAGACTCAGTCAACATCATATCTACTAGTGAGCCAAACACAAAATGCTGCTCACTAGATTCTATTTTTGCTTCTTGTCTTTCTTTTGCCTCAACATATGCTTTAGGACTAATTAATATTTGTTTTAAAGTGCTTTGATTAAGAGCACTAATTGTTTGATAATCTATCATCTTCTTTTGATTGTTTTTATTTTATAAACTAATTTTCTGTTTCTTAAATTACTTACAGGAACAAACTCATATTGAGTTCGTCGTAAGAATTCAACAGTGTCGTCAGGAAGTATACCTTTCTTTATTAATACATCGTCTAAGCACTTTATCCATATTAAAGCTAGATTACCTATATCCCAATTTGGTTTATAATCATCAGCTGCTGGATTCCAACTCGTCTTTCTTTTTCCTGTTTTTTTATCTTTTATCATTTTCATAACTCCATAATTTATAGGTGCATATACTGTTAATTTTGTTTCAACGGGGGTATCTATAGTTAGATTATTAGGAATATGTTTTTCAATATATCCGTGCATGGCAGCTACAAGAGCTGCCCTAGTTGTATAGTGCACAGATGCGTGAATTTTATTATATCCGATTTTTACCCAATTGTTTTTACTAACAGGTATATGCGTTATGAATTCAGGAAATTCTAATTTAATTTCACTTACCATAGCGCTTATTTTTAATTATTCGACCCAATTAAATTCTTCGGGTTTTTCTTCTTTTTCTTCTATTTGTTCTTCTATTACTTCTGGAACATAATCTTCTTTAACAGTTTTAATATAATTAACATTTAACATTTTTGCCAACTCGTCACTAAGAGTAACTTGTTTAACTTCAAAATGCTCAGTAGAGTGATAGAAATCGTCTGTATATCTATTAAGAATATACTTTAGAGCATCTAACGTAACAACATTTTTTTCTATTAAAGAATCAATTATACCTTGAGCACTGTTACTATTTAAATAATTAAGATTTTTACCTAAGAAATCTACTAACGACTTAAAATTAACATGTCTTTTAGTACCACATTCATTTATTTTACGTCCATGATCAGTAAATAGTATTTCTATATACATAAGAGATTCAATGTAATTAGAATTAGCCATAATTTCCATAGCCAATATATGATTGTCTTGATCTTCACTTTCAAACATATTACATAATTGTTGAAATACTTCTTCAGTAATAGTTATAGAATCATCAGCGTTTATGTGACTAATTAAACATTTATAATCGTATACTTTATCAAGATTACTCATTATATGTCGCCAGTTATCTTCGTGTTCTGGATCTACATAATTCATATAGCTATTGCGACCTTTAGAATTTACTATTACTTTATTAACACCATTATAAAGACTACAGCTTCTATTTTCAATATGATATTTAGTACTATTATCAACATTTATTTGTTCGTCGTCAGATAAATTTTTTAGAACATCTTTTATATCTTCAACTTCATCTGGATCTAAATGATCTTCTGCTAATAATTCAACAAACTGAATTAATTGTTTTTTACTAACAGTATGGAGCCAAGTATTTTTTACCATTTTTTGAAAAGTAGTATCTACGAATATATGAGTTGCTTTTGTAACATCATTAGTAGTTTTTGCATAATTATTTAATAGCAAATCTCTTAACTTTATTCTAGGAATATTGCACCCAGGTCCTATATATAAAACATCTCCTGGACTAGGAGAATATTCTTTTTTAATAGGTAACTTAGAAAGACTAGCAGCTTCATATTCTAGTTTTGTAACTGCTTTATTTTTGTAGAAGTATGCAGTAGTTACTTCTTGAGTTCTGCTATTTGAAGAGTATGCCTTACGTACTTCAAGTGCATTGGATAAATCTAACATATTTTTATTATTTAGTACTCATTTGTAAAACATTTTGATTCAACATCATCTTAGCAAACTTAGGTTTGTTACCACCTAATAATTCCTTGACGATATAATATTTAAGATCGTCAGTGAATGCGTCATACTTAGTTGTTAAATCAATTAACCTTTTGTTCATTGCGTCGTTTATAGAATTTGTTTGAGCAAATACTAAGCAATGATTTATTAATCTAGTGGCTAATACACTAGCGATATCTGCACGATATGTATCGTTAACTCCTATACACTCTCTTGTTTCTTTAATCAAATCTGAATCATCTAAAGTCAACAATTGTTTAGGCGTTAGAATTTTATCTAGTTTATTATTAATAAACATGACAAACATAGCGCCTGCATCAGGTCCAATAGAACCGTCGCCAATCATTTGAATAAGAGGAAGCTCTTTCTCAAAATCTTTTATAGAGCTTATAGAATTAAAGAATGTAGTAACAGACCTAGGATTTACATCTCTAGTAATTACTTCAGGATGCATTAATAAGAAATTAATACAACGACCATCTATACCAACATTCTCTGCCCAACGAGCCCATACAGGACCATCAAACTTAGTGTCAATTGATATAAATCTAGTCTTTTGTGCATTATCTAGACTAGTAACATTATAGTCACCATTGTCAGGATTAGTAGTTAAAATTACATGCCAGTTTCTAGGAAGTCGCCAGCTAACATATTCTTGTTTATCTATTAATTCCATACATGCTTGCATAAATCTATGATCAGCACGAGTATAATCATCTAGAACTAAGAAACCGCCTTCACCACGACCCTGAATCCATTCAGGAGCAGCATGAGACATTCTTTTGTCTACAACTTTAAAACCTTTCTTATTAGCAGTATCAATTTCTTGCTCAGTAACCCATAAAGTTTTGCCTTCGTTATTTTTAACCTGGAATTCTTTGACAGGAAAACCTACAAGGTCACCTAATTCTTCTAGCTGTGCTAGATTTAGTTTTACTACTTGCATTTCTAGCTCACTACCTAATTGCATAATAGCAGATGTTTTACCAAGGCCCGCTTCGCCTTCAATATTTACAGCTACAGGAACTTTACCTGTTTCTTGTATATACTTATTATTATTAACCATATGTTTGATGAAAGTTTTCATCTCATCAACATTTAATTTTACTTGACTCATTGATTGTAATTTTTATAATTCTAATTTGATTTTTAGACCAGGAAGGTCTTCATTAATTTCTGATTGTTCAGAATGAACCCATAATACTTTAGCTCTAGGACTAACACTAGTACTTGCTTCACCGTCAGTAAAATATATAAGGCTAGTATAACTAGGATTCTCGTTAAAATATTCTATAACAGGTGTAAAGTTAGTGCCGCCACGGCCATGAAGTTTAAGATCATACGTACCTTTATACTCACTAATATCTCGTATATAAGTATCACACTGCACAAGAGTTATATCTACACCAGTTTTATATATATGGTGCATTTCATTCATAAACTCTCTAACCTCATCATCATGAACAGATTGAGATGTGTCTATAGCCAACATAAGCTTTTGTTTCATCTTAACTTTTATACCAGGCATATCAGGAAACTTAGTATTTTCTTTTCTACGAATTTTTTTCGTAAAAATCTTAGTACTAATACCCGTAAATCGTCGGAGATAATTCTTCCAATTAAATTTAGGAGGAACTATTTCTTCAATTTTAATTATACCTTTCATCTCACCAGGAATATTACCTTGTTTTTTTTCGGCTTGATTTTTTACTTCATTTAATACTCTTTGCAGTTGTTTTTCTATAAGTTGCTTTTCTGCATCAGGTAAATTTTCAAAATCTTTCCAAGGATGATTAGGCATATTAACATCTTTATCTCCTTCTCCAGGCACTCCTATTTTAACTTGGCAATTGCCTTTTTCTACAGCATCAAGAAGCTTATCCATATTCTCACAGCCACAAGTGCCGTTTTGTTTTTTCTTCTTTTGAAGTGATCGAAGTTTATCATAGTAATATCTACTACCTGCTCTTCTATTTAAACGAATATCAGAATAATCATCTATATCTATGCCTCCTTCAGGTAACCAATCTTTATCTATGTATTGATTGATTTCCATATCCATAGCAATATTGGCTAGCTTCTTATCTTTGAATAAATCAAATGTAGTAAGATGGTTAAATGCAATATGAAGTAATTCGTGTTTAAGAAGACCCATACGATGTAACTCAGATAAAGGTTTCCAGAATTTCTCACTAATAGTGAGCTGATAGTTAATGCCATTTTTGCTGACAGCTGCTGTACCAATAGCATCATGCCATACTTTATTTAGCATTATTAGAAAGAAACCGTAAAACGGTTCTTTTAGCATTAAGTCTTTGCTGATCTTACTCAGCGATTCTTGCTTATCCATATAACTTTTTTATTTTTTTATTGAAAAATTCTATACTAAAATTTATTGTAGTATTTTTTACAAAGTCACTAAAGTCTTTAGATTCTGCAATAGGCAATACAAAGAAATGAGGTACATTATATCTTTTAGAAAACTCTTTAGAGAGTTTGATACCTGCTTTGTCGTTGTCAAATAAACACACGACTTTCTTAAATCTAGATTTATATTCATCCATAACGGAATCTTTCATCATAACAGATTCTGATTGTAAACCAATAGCTGGAGCTCCAATAACATCATGGATACTCATAACATCTTTTAAAGATTTAGTAATAACTAGTAGTTCACCTGATTTGGGCAACTGTGTGTAGCCTTGATGAACAGAATAGTTTGCATTGTTAATCCATTTTTTGAGTTTATCTTCAAATGGTTGATAGATTTTGTAAGTTAGTTTACCGTCTTTTTTCTCTACATATGCATAAGCACATCTGTGAGTTTTAACAGCGTTACCATTATAAAATACATGACTAATAGGAAACACATTAAACTTTTTTAACGTAGACTTTTTTATACCGAAAGGTTGCCAGAATTCTTTGTCTAGCTGTTGCCACGGTCTTATTTTTATTCCTAATTCTACTCTTTGTTTTTGTGTTATTTTAGTATAGTTTATAGTTTGTTTAGTACCAGATACATTGTAATCAGATAATCCTAGATCATATGCTACTTTTTGCAATGCTTCGCCATAGCTTAAATTAAACAGTTTTCTTACCATAGCAATAAAGTCACCGCAGTCACCTGTAGCAAAATCTTTAAACATTAGTATATCTCTATCTACTCTGTGAAAGAACAGAGCAAACGAAGGTATATTGTCTTCACGTAGTGGACTATGATATACTCCCAAAGAAGTTATCTTTTCTCCCATATAAAAACTATATATCTCTTCTTGAGTTACATGCTTTAGAATATCTTCTCTACTAATAAGATCATTAAAGACTATTGAATTTAAATCTATTTTTTTCATAACAAAAAAAAGAGGGCTTATTACAGCCCTCTTATTTTAACTAGATTATTTTACCAATCGTCTGTTGATGCATCCATTAAGTCGTCTGCTTTTGCTTCTTGCAATTCAGGCTGACTTTCTTCTATTCTTTCAATAGCATCTACAGTAGGTGCTAATCGAAGACGAGTAGAAGCTTCATCAATACTCATAGATTCTACAAAAGGAACCCAGCTACGAGGCTGGATATACTTTTTAGTAGCATTTAAAGTACCATAAGTAGCAAAGATTCTAAACTTACCTGCAGCAGTAAGTCCATCTTTAATATACTTCATAGCGTGATCAAGTAATTCTTTAGCACTAGAAGCTTTAAATGCAATTTGGTGATCAGCACCATATATTGCATGAATAATATGCTTCATAGATTTACCTTGTTTTCTTACTTGTTCATCTATAGTACTATACTGAGTATCTTTTGTGACATACCAGTAAGAAGTAGAACATTCTCCGCCATTATTATCTGTAAAGATAATTTTATAATCAGGAGCATTTTCTTTATCTTCTTTTGTTTTTTTGTAAACAGACATTTTTACATCGTTTACTAATCCTGCTACACCGCCATTAAAGATAGTAGCACCTTCTTTGGCATCAAAGCCATTGTCATTTAAATCGTACATAAATTGATTTTATAAATTATTACCATTGATTATTTACATCTTCAGAAGAAGTAACTTCTATTTTTTCTTCTACTTCAGGATAATTTACATTACCTATAGTATCAGCTACTTCTTCTGTTACTTCTACTGTATTAGTAGTTTCATTTTTATTTAAAGTAACTTCAGCTACTTCGGATTCTTCATTATGATTATTTAAATCCATATTTAAATCTTCAGTAATTTGTTTTAATAAAAATATTCCTTCTTTATTAGAAATCTTAAATTCATTTTCTACATCATTAGACAATTCTAATGTTTTAGAAATAAATTCAAAAGTTTTCTTATCACTAAGAGTGCAAGTTTTAGTTAATTTAAAACCATAACCTTCGTCAGCTTTACGAATAGCTACAACAGTTCTATCAGCACTAAAACCAAAAGATATTCTATCTTCTCCTTCAATACTCATAAGCTCTTGTGCAGCTTTATTAAAGCTAAACTTTCTACCTGCACCTGGTTTTGTCAATGCTGCCATTGTCATTACAGGATAATTATACTTTTCTGTCTTACGCTGTCTTTGTGAGGGCACAGCATCCCATGTGAAATTCTCCATTTCGTGTTTTTTAAAAATTAATTAAATTGAATAATACTCTCTGATACTAGTGTTTACATCAACAAGATCGTTATCGATATTGTCTTCTTTAAACATTTCGAGAGGTGTTTTACATGTGTCGGAACCTGATGAGATAGTTCTGAATACATGACGATTAGGTTTGCCAGGAGCTTTTATAATCTCTGTATATAAAACTATTGTGCTAAAAGACTCAGGAACAAATCTTTCTAACATTTTACCTTGGACTCCAATACGTTCAGATGCAAATCCAGAATCATCGTAATGTGTTTCAGGATGTGCCATAAGATATACTATAATATCATCACGCATAGAATCGTTAATAAAATTAATTAGGTCATATTGACTAGCTGCCATTTTTGACCATTTATCAAATCCTTTTTCAGATCTGAATTTTTGACTCATAACTGTATCAGTCATAATTCTTGACCAAGTATCGATTACAACAGTCTTGACGTTTTCTAATTTATTTACTTTTTGTAAAGTATTTAGCACTATTGCTACATCAGATGTTTTACGATAATTGCGTTTATCCTCGTTATACTTTTTACTAAACTGCTTAAATGGTAACGCCTTTTGATCGGTGTTTATTATTACAGTTTCGTCGGGGTTAAGGTTTCTTAACGAGGTAGATTTCCCCATACCTGATTTACCAACCAGGAACACTAATTGTGCCATAAAATTACTATTTTTGATTAATTACTACTATATAAATATAATCATTTTCCCCTGTATTTACAAGGGTTTCAGCTGTTAAATTTGTTTTATTTTCTCATTATTTTGTTTTTATATTTGTTCTACAATTCGCTTCTTAACAAGCGCTTTTTACTAATTTTTATCGTACACAGTAATTAATAACTGTTCTTGAAAATGCAGTATTTGTTCTACTGTTTTCCACATACCATCTCCTATATTTTGTTTACAAAAAGCTACTTCTACATAATAACCATTATTTAAACCTTCCATAGATAACTTTTTAAGACAAGATTTTAAAGCAGAATATTCAAATTTATTATATGAAAGAGATGTATAAAAGTTTAGTACGCTAGCAGATTGTGCTATACTAGCAACAGAATAATCTCCTAGTTTATATAAAGCTGGTAAAGGAAATGCTTTATGAACTTGTTCTATAGTTTCAAACTTTTCATATAATTTTTTAGATAATTTAGGTTTTTCTGCATCTTCAGGCTCTTTTGTACAATTAATATTATTAATTAATAAAGGTATTTTGCCTTCTTCAAAAGCTTCACTAATACTTCCTTTTTCTTTTTTTACAATTGGCATTTTATTTTGATTTTAAACTTGAATAATAATCATGGATCCTTTGTAATTCTTTAGGTTTTCCTATGATTTCATTTGCTTTGGGTAATTGATAATAACCGCCTATTTCACCCACAAATAGAAAGCTTGCTAATAAATTTACTTCGCCATCACGATTTTTACAGATTTTAGTTAATCTATATCTATTCTTATATTTTGTAATATCAAAACCTAGGCATTTGTCTACACCATAATAAAATGGACTAGCTAAACCTATTACAGTATTAGCGTCTTCTGACATATTACCACTATTTTTGATATCACTTAACATAGGCATCCAATTATCTTTTTCTCTACGGTCCATAGCTTCTGAACTACGATTAATTTGAGATATAACAACAGGACTAAAATTGAACATATTTCTAAAGAATACTAAAGTTCTAGATACTTTATCCATAGCTTCTTTTAGATTAGCGTAGTTGTTGTAGTTTATAAGACCTATATGATCTATTACAACAAGAGTAATTAGTTTAGGATTATTAGGAATATAATTTATAATAATTCCATCTTTATTTCTAATAACTTGACCACGTTTTTCTGCGTAACCCATCAAATCTTTATATAAGAATTCTGGACTAAGAGAAGTACGATAATGTAGAAACTTATTTTGTATCTCTTCCATCTTTTCTTCATATTGAGGAATAAGTCTTGCTACTTCAGGACGTATTTCTGAAGAACCTAATGATCTTATCTCATTAAGACTAGTTAATACACCGTGTTCTCGCCACATAAGACCAGCAATATGCTTTGCTATCTGATATGCAGGCGGTATTTCTAGAGAATAATATATAATCTCTAAATCATGAATATATCCAGGATTAGACTGTAAAAAATCTATAGCGCCATAAACATAAGTTGAATTGACAAATGCGGTTTTACCGACACTTGTACCTGCGAAAATTAAATCATAACGACCTGGTTGTATATTTTTTATATGATCACTTAACGTTGTAAAACCTTGAAAAGGTATACCTGTATTTAATCCTTGTTTGCCACGTTCTATGTCTTGTTTTAATTTATCCCAATGCTTGATTTTTGCTGTCATATAGTTTTTAAATTTGATCGGAGTTCCAATCTTGTTCCTCCACTCCTTCTTTTTGTATAAATACTGTCCATTGTTCCCACATACAATTATTAAGGACAGTTTCCATGTTAGGTAAATATTGAAGCTTGTTAGCACGTTTTTGTGTACTTACAAAGGCTTCAGTTGCTTTAATAGCTAATTCATGTTGAGCTATTTTTTTAACTCTAGCAAGATATTTCTTTTCATGTTTTTTAGCTACTTGTGCTATATCACCAGATGCACGTAATACTCTAGTACCAACTCTTACAGGATAACATTGATAGAATTCCCAAAAATTAATTCTATCTCCACGTATACCAAATAATTTTTCTATTTTATCGTTACTAATAAGTGTATCCATAAACATTCCTCCTTTAGATAATATATAAGGAGTACTTTCTAATGAATTTCTTAATTCTATAGCAAGATCTTTTTTGAAAATTTTTTCAATGTTATCGTAATCTTTATTATACAGAAGCTGTAGGAGAACTAGTTGATTTGGAGTCAAGGATGACTGCTGGAGTATCTCCAGAGATAGCTGTATTTTCATAATTAAGTTGATTTAAAAAGTCTTCTAAGGTACAAAAAATTACTCGATTTTTATCGATTCCATCCAACCTTTTCTTAGTCCAAACAGCATCTTGAGTGTCGGGAGTATAAAGGTTTACAATCACTGCTTGCTTGCCTTTTTGCATACGCACAACTCTACCTAATTGCTGTATAAACGTCCTTTTAGTAGAGTTTGAGCCAGCAATGATAGCTATAGAGCAATCAGGTACATTAAAGCCCTCATTTAGTGCTTGTACACTGCTAAGATATCGCACTTTTGTGCGTTTGTCTTTGAACCTGGCTACTATGTCTTTCTGTTGTTTCTTTGTTATTTTGCTGTGGAAGCTCATACAAATATCACCAAGCTTATCTTGTAACAATTCTGCAAATTCTACAGTGCCGCTAAATATAAGGCCGTTTACTTTACCAAGTGCCTCTATAATGTCATAAGTTGCTTCAACTTTGTTAGAATTATTTAAACATATAGTTTTACGTTTTCTCATAGCAGCATAATACATTGCTGCTTTTCCTTTTTGCTCATTAGAACCACTCTTTAAATATTTTTGAGCGTTTCTAAATGCATCTCCACCAAATCCTAACGTAGCTGCAAAATGTTTAAAACTATTATTTGCTTTTGTATAAGCCATTTGTTCGTCATCTGTCAAAGGCACGGCAACATTATACACAGTATAAGGACTAATCCATCCATTATCTAGACAATCATCTACAGTTACTTGATCAATAACTTCTAAATAATCTAATATAATATCATGGAGGCCATCTTCACGTTCTAACGTTGCTGTTAGGCCCATCACATAGTCACAATCTGCTACTTCAAATATTCTTTTGAAACTATCTGCAGCATATCTGTGGCATTCGTCGAGCACTAACATATCATAGTCACGAGGTTGCTTTATTGCCGTATTAATTACTAACACATCAGCAAACTTTATTTTATGTTTAGCCAATTCAGCTTCCCACTGTGCTTTTAATGTAATAGTAGGCACAACTACTAAACAAGATTCTATACCTGCTTTTGTAACCATACCTTGTATTGCCATTATAGCAGTATAAGTTTTACCGAAGCCTGTAGCAGCTTGGAATATACCTCTAAAGTTATTCGCTCGCCATTTTTTTAGTACTTCAATCTGTCTCTCTGTTCTTGTCATTTTTTACTATTTTGCCATCTTTTGAAAAGATGAGGTTATCTGTAGGTCTAGAATTAATTACTATACCTTTTCTATTTGTTCTACGATAAATAAATCTATGTTTAGAAAAACTACCCATATATTGATAGCCCATATCTATCATATCTTTTCTAGAATAATTATTCTTACCACTTTTTCTAGACACACCACGACCTGTTACAGGATCTATGTATGAAGGATTTTTACCTGTCATACCGTTATAATTCCAATTACTAGCTCTATATAAACCACCATCATGATTTTGCGCAGTATCAGCATATGTAAGTAACATATTGTATCTTTTATCTAGTCCTTTAATACTTTGACTAATAAGAAAAGAACCTGAATTTTCAGGTCTATCATCTACTAAACAAAATCTACTTAATGATAACACAGCTCTATGGTCATTGCCTACTGATTTAGCAGCTCCTGCTGTAGGAACATTCCATACAGATACTCCATGTAAAGTATTAGGATCTCCTTTATAATATAATCCAAAGATATTTGTACAAACATTACCCATACCTGCATGGTAATGGTATTTTTCTACAAAATCTCTAGTAATTATTTTATCTGTGCCTTTAGTATCTAAAGGTCTTACTTCCCATTGATTTTTAATTATCTTCATTTAATTGTTTTTAATGTTGCCAATACTTTGTTATTTCAGGTTCGGCTTTTAATTTTACTGTTTTACAGAACACATCACCTGCACGTTCCATACATTCTCTGAGCACACTAGCTATTTCATTACTTATTTCTTCTTTACATTCTACAATCCATTCGTCATGAACGACATTAGCCATTTTAACGTTAAACAATAGATTATTTTCTTGTAAATATCTAAAGAAATATATACCTGCAAGCTTAGTAATATCTGCAGAAGAACCTTGTATAGGATAATTAAGCGACATTCTTTCAATATCACCTTTCTTTATAAAATATTGACGTACTTTAGGTTTATAATACTCTTTAAATTTATTAGTATTCTTATTTTTATGTTCTCTGTAATCTGGCCAGAAATCAGGATCCTCATTAATCTCAGCTGTTAATCTTTGAAAGTCTTCAAAGAATGGTATAAAACATTTACGGCCACTTACATTATTAAATTGTATGTAACCTAGTTTTATAGCCTTATCTTTTTCTGTCTTAAAATAATCAGCTAGACCAGGAAATGCTTTAAAATATGCTTTATACACTTCTTCGCCTTTAGTCATAGATATATTAAGATTTTGAGATATAGTTATACCTGTACCGCCATAGTTAATTGCAAAACCTGCACCTTTAGCTATTTGTCTTTTCTGTTTATGATCGCTTTTAATATCACTAAGACTGAGCTCTGCTAGTTCAGGAAATATCTTAGATGCTACAAATGAATGCATGTCGCCAAGACCTTTCTTATAAAATTCTAACAAGTCAGCATCTTTAGATCTATTAGCTAATACTATTTGTTCTTGACCACTGTAGTCACTAACAATTAACATATTACCTTCTTCTGCTTGAAAACAATGTCTTGTTCTTGTATCAGAAGGTATATTTTGCATGTTAGGCATTTGTGGTATATTATATTTTTTCTTAGCTTTTTGACCAGAAGACAGTCGACCTGTATTCATAATCTGTGTAAAATTAGAATGTATTCTACCTGTTTTAGGGTTTATATAATCAAACCAGTTTTCACCGTAAGTACTTACTACTTTTTGTCTCTCAGTATATTCTATATAAGTCTTAATAATAGGATGCTTATCTTTTTGACTAGCAAGTATTTTCTTATCTACAGAATCTTTCATCAAACCTGACTTTTTATCTTTAGTCTTAGTATCTACACCAAGAGATTGCATAAAAGGTATAACTTGTTGAGACGAAGACCAGTTAATTTTACATTTAACTCCTTCAGAAAACATATCTAATTGAGTATCTATAAAATCTCTATAAGTTTCAGCATTTTCTAAAATAAACATATTAAGTTTTCTAGTCACAGCTGCAAGATCTTCTAAATCTTTATCACATTTCTTTTGCCAATCTGCAGGATTCATATAAAAACCACAGTATTCTACATATGCCAATACTTTTACAAACTCGTTGTCTAGACTTGCTGTTCTCTTCAGACCTTTTTCTTCTAGTGCTACTATTTGCTTGCGTCTTATCTCGTGAAGGTATTTCACGTCGTCAGCTGCATATTTTATTACTCTAGCACTCAAGCCTTCTTTGTGTATATGGCCTCTTACAGTTTTATCGAGCTCTATCTTACAATATTTATAAGTCACAGCATCAAGAGATTTTCTAACACTGTCTATACCCGTGTGTAAAACTCTCTCCATAAGAAAACTATCATATACTTTGATAGGCATTATTCCTTGATAGTATAAAAATCTCAAGTCAAACTTAGCATTATGCATTATAAGTTCTTTCTTCTCAAGTATCTCTTTATACTCACTAGGATCTACTGTGGTGCAATCAATAACATATTGTTTATTGTTGTCGCCAAGTTGCATAGATAATAATTGACAGTTATATGGATCCATGCCCATAGTTTCTGTGTCAAAGCCAATTATATCTAGTGTGTTTAAATATTCTAGCGATTCTTCAATAGATGCTAGAGAATAACCAACAGAGTTAAACATGCTCTGTTGGTTAGTTACTAAATAAATCATAAATTTTAAGGTTAACTTAATTCAGACAATAATTGTCTATTTATTTTTAATTATTACTCCTATAATAAAAGAGAATGGCCCTAGTAATCCCATCATAGGTATACTTTTTACTTCATGTGTACGCCATTTTCTAGAATATTTTCTATTACGCTTATTCATCCAGTACATATACCCATACATACCTATATATAACCACGCTATTATTAATATTTTTTCCATAATTTTAGTTTTATTGTTCAATTGGTAAATCCATTACGACTTTTTGTATATGAGATTCGGGCAACTTATATTTTTTCATAAGTTCTATCATCCTACTATTACTCATTTTAGTCAATAAACTAGATTCATCAATTATAAATTCTTCTACTTCATCTTCAGGATTTATTTTAAATAGTTGAAAATAATATCCTTCTACATGATCAAACCCATATGCTACTGCTAAATCTTCTACATGTCTACTCATCTTTGTTTTACTTTTTAAAAAATTGACTTACTTCATCTAAAACATTTAAAATGTCTTCTTTTTCATACTCGTCTTCAACCATACCAAAAGTCTCTGTTAAGTTTTGAGTGCCTCTTTGAATAATATCAATGAGATGTTCAACTAAAATTTTTTTATGTTTTTCTTTATTCATCTTTGTTTTGTTTTTAATTATTTTCTACTTTTTCAAATACTTCTTCTATTTCATCACCGTCCATCATAGAAACACTAAATCTTGGAAAATATTTCTGGGTTAATTGTTGCTTCTGATCATATGGTAAATTATCCCACCATGGCATAATAATATTCTCAAATTGCTCGTCTGTGTATTTACTCATCTTTATTTTAAATTAAATTATAAAACACTACACCCCATAATAGGATGCTGAAAACCATCATTAAATTAGCTTTTAATATATCTGCTTTTGTAAATTCTTTTTTACAATTTTGGGGTGCAATCTTATACACCATCCATGTCATCAATCTTCTAAAAAAGTAAACACTTGTAGCAAGTGCCCACATAAAAATTGTTGTTAATAATCCTTCATTCATCTTTTTTTCTTTTTAAATGTTTAACCGTATGTTCTTTACAAGAAGTAAATGTTGTCACTGTAACATTATAAAATAATGTAAGTCTTTCTATACTTTTTAGACCTTGTTTTTTATAATGTTCATCAGTAGTATAAACTTTACGTTTTTCTAACAAATTAGTATCAACACATCTTGCTTCTACAATTCTAAATATCCTACTCATTTTCTTTGTTTTTTATTTTTTTGAGTATTTCTTTTGAATCAAATATACTTTTCTTTGTGATTTTGTTTTTGTTTTCTATTATATGTATTATCTCACTCATAATTTCATCCAAATCAATATCTTCTTTAGTATATCTTATTTCATTTAACAGACGATAGATTAAAATTTCTTCTGTACCTCTTGCTTTTTTAATCTCACTCATATTTCTTCCATATTATCAAAGTCTCTGACAACTTCTACAGATACTTTGTATTTTTTCATTGTTTTCCAATCGATCCAAATTTCATGTTCACTATCTTTACCTGGTTCGTGAAACTCTAATCTATCTTTAAGAGCTTGTTCTTGTTGTTTTCTATATTCTTCAAACGTTGGTCCGTCTATTGTCATTTTTTCTAGTTTTAAATTGTTATTAATTGCCTATTTCGTTATTTACTCTAAAAGGCTTCTTCTTCTTTCTTATTTTCTCTCGCATCAATGCTGATGTCAAACTTTTTTTCTTTAATTTCTTTATCAAGTTTCTGTACATATTCTGTCCAATTAAATATTTGCCATTTATGCATTCTATTTGCATCTTCTATTGTGAGTTCTGTTGGTATTTTACCATCATTTGCATTACATATGTCTATGTATAAATTTTTCATGTGTCCCATAACTATTCTCTTACTAATTTTACTGTATAATTTGTTTCATCTATTCTAAGAGCACTATCTAATAATTTTCTTATAGCTTGATTTTGTCTTAAAGTATGTTTTTGACAATAATTAACTATTCTTCTATGTTGTTTAATGCTCATAGGTATATATAGATTTTTTTCTATACCTTCAGTATATTGTTCAGGTATATTAAATGGAAATTTTTCAACTAATTCTTGTGTATTTATAAGAAAATTAGTGTCTTCGCTTTTAGAAAAGTTTCCTGGTTGTTTTTTAGCATGATTTATAGAAGATCTACTAATAGGATCACAAGTTAAACTAAACATATTAGCAATTTTTTCTTCTGTATAATCAAACTTATAATGAAGTATAGATATTAAATAATTACGTTTATCTAACCAAGTTCTTTTTCTAGTCCTTTTTTTAGGCATTATAACTTTTAATTCTTCTATAACATCCATATCTGAGTAATCTTCTAATTTATTCATATTTAAATATTTTTTTTAAGTTTTCTTGTATTTCTTTTACATCCTTAAATAAGCCTTTAGCAACAGATCTATATATACCTGCTTCATAATTTATAGAATTGCTCCATCCATCAGAATCTTGTATAGCTTTAATTTCTTTTTCAATTTCAGGCATTCTATTACTATGGTATTTTACTAAAAAATCTACCTTAAATTTTATCATTTCTAAGGCTACTTCTTTCTTTATTTTTTCTTCTATTTTTTCTTTATTCATCTCATCATTGCGTTAAAACAGCTTTGGCTGCATACATCATTCATATTATTTACTGGTGCTCCACATTCAGAGCATTCCCACCCACCTTCAGGCATTTCAGGTTCTTCATCTTCAATTTCATCACAAACTTTTTGAAGAATATCAATATGTTCTTGCCAATCATCTCCATACTGTTCATTTTCACCTAAAAAGGCTATTACTTGCTGAATTTTTAATTTTTCATTTTCAAGACTCATTTTTTTTTAGTTTTTATCTCATTAATAAATTGTTTAAATGTTTCTCCTATATGAATAACTTGTTGTGAAAAACTATCAGTTATTATTTCAGGATTTTCTTCTATAAGCTTATATACATGATTACTAAGTTTTTCTACCTCTTCTATAAACTCATTTCCTGATTTTTTTATTTTACGTCTATATAGATCAGGATAGTCATATTTTATGTCTTCCATAAAATCCATTAATATAGGTAGCACACCTAATATGCATGCTACCTTTTTAGTGCTTTCTATTTCAGTCATTGTCCAATTTTTATTTCAAACCTATCAGTCATTTTTTCAATAACTTCTTTAGGAACATTATGAACATCTTTATTTCCGTGTCTATTTTCTACAATAAGACTATGAACTTGAAAGTTATATTTTTTAGCTATTTTATAATATGGTTCTATTTCCCATTCAGTAGTAAATGTATTAGATACTACTAGGTTATGAATTTTTTCTCCATTATTTCCTTTAAATCTACATGCTTTTGCCCATATAGATTCCATATATAATCTAGTTTGTTCTTGACACCATTTATGTGCGTTTCCTAATAAATCAGCATTAAATCTATATACCCATTTATCGCCTTCTTTTTCCATAAAATAATGATCAGACTCTACCCAATAATCAGGTTTCATATTTTCAGCAATAGTAGATTTACCGCTTCCAGGTATACCTCTTAATAAAAATAAATTAAGAGTTACATCTTTAGGCAATTCAAATTTAAAATCTCCTTTAAACCTTTCCCATACTCTATTACCCATAGTAATAATAAAAGGTTTTAGTTCTGTTTTTGGAGCAGGATTCTTAGCTGCTGGTTTTCTTTTTAATTTTGTCATATTTACCTCCCTCTTCTTATATCGTTTAACCATTCGTAATCAGGTTCATATTCTTCCATTACCTGATAGTACTTATTTATGTCTTCTACATTACATTCTACGTCGAATGTATCACTAATTAACTGCGCTTTTTGCGAGATATTAGTATTAGGATTATCTAGGTCTATGACTTTTAAGTATATGCCTATTTCCTCTTGTGTGATTTTTATGCGTGTGTTTATGTTTATCATGTGTGTGTATGTTTTTGTGTGATTTTTGCGAATGTTTCGCAAGCAGAACGTAAAATTTTTTTAGAAAGTAATAAAGAATAAAAAAAGGGGAGCCAAATTAATGACTCCCCTAAATTTTTATGGATATTATCCATTAAGTGCATCAGCAATTGCTGAAGAAGCACTAGGAGCTTTACGAGTAGTTTCAGTAAAGACTTTATGTGCAGGTTCACCTGCAACAACTGTAGCACGTACATAAATATACATACCGTCTTTCATGATAAAATCACCATCTTTACCAGCACGCTTTGCAGCTCTGTCAAAGTTAGCAACTTCCCAATCGTTACCTTCAGTAGATTCTACGATTTGGATATTAAGAGGTGTATTAGGTGCAGAAGTTAACCTTGGGTCAACTGCTCCAATTTCTAATATATCACCTTCACCTAGTCCATCAAGACTAATATCGAATTGTTTCTCGATATCTTCTTTTTGACCAGTAACCCAAGCATATCTTGGTTTTTGTGATCCAAATCTGTCATCAGAAGCATTTAATATACCAAGTACATTTGTACCTGCGCTTCCTGTTTTTACTAATTGAGAAAAAGTCAATTGAATTTTTCCGTTTTTTACACCTTTTGCGGATTCTAGAACTAATTTGTTCATTTTTGATAGTTTTTAAATTGTTAATTAATATATTTTTAAGGTGCTTTTATCAGACTTAAAAAGTCTATAAGAGTATAGATCAAAGCATATCTATACAATTGCCTACTGTTGTTTTTTTGACGATGCGCAACAGAAATAGCTCGATAAATAGTATACTAAAGACTCAATTCTATGTATGTTCTTTCAAGTATATTAGTGCTAAGACAGGATTCGAACCTGCAACTTACTACAGGAAATCATACTAACCTTAGTATATTTTCCCAATTAAACTACTTAGCTTGGTTAAATTTTAATTTGAATTTTCTAATGCATACATTATACCTTCGCATGCAGTAGTAAAGAATGGACTACCAGAATTATATTCGTTTATTCTTTCAAAAGTTATGTCATCAGGCATAACTCCTCTTTCTAATAATTCATACATATATTCTTCTCTTTCAAGAATATTATCCATGTTTTTTGCGGTAAACAGATTAATAATCATAGTAGCACTATCATTTACTAACGCTGTAATTTTATACTGATATACTGTCATAATTATTAAGTTTTAAATAAGACCTAGGATTTTACACCTAGGTCTTTCGGTACTATAAGTACTAAGATAACAAATTAAACGTTATCATCTTCCAACACTGTAACACTCTCTCCAGAGTCCCCATAAGCATCACACATAACGTGAGAGCCACATGATGTTAGTATAAAAGCAATTATAGATATAATTGCAAACCAAGAAGCTACAAGTAGCGCTGGTTTTTTCATAACTAAATTTTTCATTGTTAAAAATTTAAGGTGAATAAATAGGACGAGCAGTAATCATGTCAGGCTCATCAGTTCTGACATATGCTAATTCTCTTGAAGAAGTAACATATTCTACATTATTTCTGTAATAAGTATACAAATATTGTATTTCATTCATAATTTAAAGTTTAAAATCTAAAATGTTCTAATTTGTTTTCGTAATAATGTACATCTCCTTTAACAGGACCCATTCCAATATTATGAACACAATAATATCTATTAGTTCCTGGAACTTTCTCATTAATAAGTATACCAACGTGCCAATTATCCCAAAATATTATATCTCCTGGTAAATAGCTGTCATTATAACTTAATTCTGTGTCAGGATAATGTAATCTAAGAAATTTTTTTAATATTCTTACACGTCTATGATCTATATTAGAATCAGGATGTAATCCATATCCTTTAAAAGGATTAGGATAATAATATTTATGATGTTTTTTTACAGATTCATGCACAAGTACTTGTAAATCTATACCTCCTTGTCTATAAGCACGAATTATTACATCAGTACACACACCTATATGAGGAGGAACATCTCCCATAGGATATTGTATCTCACGATAACTACCATCATAAGTTACATCTTGTGTAGTCTGCCATATGGCACTTGATATAACATTATTAATGTATTTTCTTTCTTTAGATTGAGAGTGAGTCACTAGACTCACTCCCATCATTACTATAAGCAATAAATTTTTCATACTATTTGTTTCTAGTTAAATCTTCAGGATATACAAATTTACCATCGATATATCGAATAGCCTCATTATATTCAAATGTATGAGTATCAATGTATTCAAGAATCTCTTCTTCATAACAATGTTCATATGCAAATACTTCAGCAGTTTCTTCTTTAATAACGTATAAAACATATAGTTCTCTATCGTCATTAGTTTCGTTCATAGGTTCAACAATGCCCATACCTATGAGATGGGCGAAAATAATTTTAAGTAACATGGTTTTTGATTTTAATTAATAAAAATTTTAATGTCTTTTTGTATCTACTACTCCTAAAAGATAAAGCAGTGATATTATTATGATTGTTTGTATCATAATTTTTGGTTTTAATTAATAAATAAGATGCAAGCAGTGTCCAAGGTTACGGTACTAAGCTTCCTACCTTTTGCTCTGCTGTTCCCGCTAACCACAATTAGAAG